ATATCAGCTTACTAAGTTACCTGCCTCTCCTCAAGAGATTACGGATAATAATCCAGACCAAGATGAATATATACCTCAATCAGCTCCTGGTGAACAACCTTGGACAGATGATCCTAAGGGAGTAAGTGAAGAGTTTAAATATGAATGGGTTAGTAAAAGAAAGTATAAAGGTGATACTCACAAATGGGGTAACTTTAGTTCTCCGTCATTATGGGCTAAATGGGGTGATGATGGTCAAGATGGTCAACACCTTAGAGTAATGTATACTAAGACATCTGGTAGTGATGTTAAGCCTAGAGACCCAGATAGATTAAATATTAACCCTGGTAGTATTTGGGGTGTAGGTATGCCTACTGCAACTGGCAAAGAAGCAATATGGGGTATTCAAGCTTTAGTTACTTTTGATAATAAGTTAGTAATTGATGAATCTCTGCCTGAAGACGAAAGAGGTTGGCAAGGGCCTTATTTAATTACAGGTGTACCTGGTCTTGATGGTAATAACTTCAATTATCAAGTAGAAGCATTCAAATAGAGTTCTACTCAACCTGAGAAACCTACTAGTAATGACCCGTATCATCCAGGCGATGGTTGGGTACTTACGCCTGATATGTCTACTGGTATATGGTGGAAATGTATAGCGTTAGTTCAAGGTGAAACAGGTACAGTAATAGAATGGGGTGCTGTAGTAAAAATAACAGGTCAAGGAGTTGTTATTAAAGGTACTCTAGATTCTACAGACGATCTTCCAATGGAAGGTAACTAGATAGGAGATGGTTGGGTTATTGATGGTTTCTTGTGGGTATGGAATGGTAGTGACTGGGTAAATGTAGGTAAGGTTCAAGGCACGGATGGTAACTACTATGAATACGGATTTGCTAGAAACAATAGTTGGGAAATTGCTCCTTAGTTAAATGCAGCTGAACGTTATCCTACAGGTTGGAGTTCTACTGCACCAGCGTTAAGTAGTGGTAAAGTATTATGGGCTACATTTGCTCTTATTAATGGTGGAGATAACACATTAATAAAACAATGGTGTGATCCATACTATATGACTGGTATGACTGGTGATAATGGTGGTTCTGGTATTCCTGGAGTAGGTTACGAAGTCAGATACTGTAAAGGTACTGAAACTACTTATACTGGTGAGGCTTGGAATGACACTATGAAACGGAAGAGAGAACCTACAGGTTGGTCTATGAATGTTCCTGAACTTACTAGTGGAGATGAGTATAATTATATATGGTTTATTCAATGTAGAGTGATTGATGATTCAATGGAAACTGTATGGTCTAAACCTAATCCTATGGGTGGTATAATTACTCCAGATCCAGTAGGTTCACAACCTATAGCATATCCTGCTGGTATATATAGTACTAGTACTCCTTATATTAACGATGGGGAGAAAGCACCTTACGTATACGATACTAGTGATGGTAACTACTATTTCTTAAAATCAGTAATGACGTGGATTGGTACTCAACAGAATAATGAATCTCCTGCTACAGATACATCTGGTGCATGGACTGTATTAGAGAATTATGAGGCAATCTATACTGATTTACTTATTGCACCTAATTCATTAGTAGGTGGGGCTGTATTTAATAACAACTTGATGTTCTCACAAAGAGGTAAGAATGCTAGTGGTGGTGATAGTTCTGAGTATCATTTGATTAATACTTCAGATCCTATGAATACCTCTAATTCATTTAGACCTAATTTCTTGTTAGACTTTGCGAATGGTGAAGCTTACTTTGGAGCTGGGGGTATACACTTAGCTGCTGATTCTGAGAATAGTTAGTTACAGTTAACTACGACAGACACTAAGCTTACGTTAGACGGTAGCGGATTAAGTATGATTAACAATACTGGTGGATTGTCTACAGTAGGTACTTATATAAAAAAGAGTAACATATCTCAACTTACTAACGACTATTAGTTTAAGTTAGATTCAAATGGAATGCACTTAGGTTAGGCTCAAGCTCCGTTCACTAGTTGGTTTGATGTAAGCTCTAGCGGTAGTTTAAAATTAAATGACAGTATAACTATAGGAAATACAAGCGATGAGCATGCTATTATTAATAGTGGTAGTTTCTCATTAAAGAACAGCACTCTTGATAATATAGTTATTACTTATGATAATACTACTTCTTCCATAGTATTAAAGAATCCTACTGGCATAGATTCGTCTAGAATAGAGATAAAAGCTTTAGACGATAGTGCATCAGACGCTATTTCAGTAACCGCTTATGATTCTTAGGGTAATAAAGCGTACATATCTCCACTAGGAGTAACTGTATCTGACGGTGTAAATACTCATATAGATATTATGAAAAGTATGATTACAGTAACTAACTCTAGCGGTACGAATATTGGATGGACTGGTACTAAAAATGGTTTGCGTTTTATAGGCGGGATTTGTGTTGGTGAAGCTTAATTAAACTACTATGGATAAAGCAAAAGAATATATAAACAGTAAAACAAACTCTATACTTAAAACTAATATACTTAGGAACAATAGAGATGTTGTAGCAACCATAGTATACAATGAATTAACAGATTTATTGGAGTTTAGTAACACATCTAGTGTTACTACTCCTATAGATTCTGAAATACTAAAGAGATACTTACATTAGGTTAAACCATAGTTATATAGTGGTATACCTATGAAACTCAAACCGTATTGTATTAAGTGTGGTTGTGGTAATGGATACTTTAGAGGATTATACGATCCTTATGTATTAGCATTGTTAACAGAGGATGCAGATCCTTGGTTATGGGAAGATAACGGTGTAGTACTGTTAGAATAGTAGAAAGAAAATAATTTGATTGACAATGATAGCAAGAATTAAAGGTTTAAAAATTAGTCAAGCTTCAGAACGTACTGCTGCCACAGGATAGGAAATGATTCCATTCCAAGATGGTGAAAGAAATGGTAAGATCCGAATGATAGAGTTTAAAGATATGACTATGTATATCTTTGATCCTACTATCGTTGATGGTAAAGTAAGTCAAGAAGATTATGACGCATTAAAGCAAGCTATAGAGGAAGGTAAGCTTATCTATACTATTAATTCTAGTAGAAATGGATTAGACTTAGCAACTGAAGTAGCTATAGTTGGTGGTACTATATATATTGAATCTCCCGATTTTATTAAAGAAGAAGGTACAGATAATATATCTCAAGTAGTATTTGATACTATTACTGTAGATGGTTCATTAAACTATAGTAAAGAACAATATACTACTACAGTTATTAAGACTACTGGAGATGGTACTAAAGTACTTACAGATAATGGTCAGTATGTATATATAGGTAATTTAGCGTTAACTAACATTAAGTTTAAAGACGGTACTAATACATCTACTTATGACTTAGTAACTAATGGCATCACTTTCAGATAGAATGCTACTCCTTGTGTATCATGGAATACCGTTAAAAGTGGTAACAATATCTATATGGATATACGTATAGCTAATGCTACTGCTTCTATGGACGGTCTAATGAGTAAGGAAGACTATGTAGAACTTAATACTACTATTCCTGGATAGATTGAAGACCTAAAGGAAGCTGACTCTAATCTAAGTAATAGAATAGATGATCTTGATGATAAGATTGATAAAGAGATTGCAGATAGAGAAGCAGAGATAGACCGTATAGAGAATAAGTTTGATGGAGTTACTGACAAGTTAGAGGAGGCTCTACAGAAAGAGATTGAAGATAGAAAAGCAGGCGACACTACTATTACTAATAGTTTAAATGCATTCATTAGTACTAAAGGTCAGCCTGGTGGTTTAGCTGAATTAGACTCAACTGGTAAAGTTCCTGCAGCTCAATTACCGTCTTATGTAGATGATGTATTAGAGTTCTCTACTAAAGCTCAATTCCCTCAAACTGGTGAAACAGGTAAGATATATGTAGCTAAGGATACTAACTTAACATATAGATGGACTGGTACTCAATACTTAGAGATTAGTCAGAGTTTAGCATTAGGTGAAACTCCTAGTACAGCGTATCCTGGAGATAAAGGTAAAGCTAATAGAGATGCTTTAAATAGTATGCCTACTAAACTTACTTCATATCTTACTCCTACTACTAGTACTGGTGAATTAGTTAAGATTAACTATAAGTATGCAGCTAAAGATGGTTTAAATTATGGTCCATTACAGGATGATAATATAGATATACCATCAGCTACAACTACTAATGCAGGTGCTATGTCTGCAATAGATAAAGGCAGATTGGATGACTTATATAATGAATTTGGTAGTATACAGAATCCTGGTGATAAGCTTGATTCACTACCTAATAACCTAGTTACTGGTGTAGATGCAACGTCTAGAAATGCAACTAGTGTAACTATTAACTATAAGCAATCTGATTTATCTGCAGCTAGTAATTCATATGCTAATCCTATTACTAAGTCATAGACTATACCTGCTGCTACACAATCTGCAGCTGGTGTAATGACTGCTACTGATAAATAGAACTTAGACGTCAATATACCTAATAGAATTACTAATCTAGATAATAGAGTAACTACTGAAGTAGATAGATTAGAAGAGCTTATTGAAAGTAGTTCAAACGATATCATCAATGATTTGAATGTAGAGATTCAAGCTAGAAAGGATGGTGATACTAAGTTACAAACTAATATCAATAATCTGTAGTCTACTATGAATACAGAATTAGCTAAGAAGGTTGGTAAAGTAACTGTAGCTGGTTCTGGTAATGCTGTTACTACTGCATCTATTAGTGGCGATACTCTTACTTTAACTAAAGGAGCTACATATAATAACTATGTACATCCTGCTGGTTCTGCACCTAGCAAAGCATCTGGATTCTATAAGTTCTCTACTGATTCTACTAGTCATGTAGCTAGTGTTACTGCTGTAACTAAAGCTGATATAACTGCATTAGGTATACCTTCGTAGAATACTAATACTACTTATACATTTGCTAATGGTTCTGCTGGTAATTTTACAGTAACTCCATCTGGAGGTAGTGCATAGACTGTAAGCGTTGGTAAACCAGCTAATGCAGGTAATGCTGACACAGTTGGTGGTATCAGTCCATCTGCTTTCGTAAAGAAAGCTGGTGATACTATGACTGGTAACTTGAATTTTGATAACAATACCGGAATCATTACAACTATCACTGCAGATGGTAGTCATAATGTTAAAATAGGCTCTGCAATTACAGGAGGATGGGCAAGAGGGTACAACTTCAATAATAACTCAGGAGCAACCTTAGCTGCAATAGGGTGTTTTGGAGGAGGACAGACACTCAGTTATGCTTATATTGGCAATACCTATGAAAATACTTGGCAAAGATGGAATTCATCAGGTTCTGTTATAACTGTGCCATTAACTACAGCTGCTATTACATCTTCAGGGGTCGTTAAAACCACTTAGGAAATGATTGCTAAATACCTCCGTTTTGAAAAAGATGGTACTAATGTAGGTTATATAGGGGCTGGTTCTACTGCTAACAACGATATATACATATAGTCGCAAAATGATAATTCTATACACTTTTGTGTATCTGGTTATAGTACATCTGCAGGTATGACTGTACACACAAATAGTAATGTATCCATAGGAGGTGATGCAGCTACAGAAAAACTCAACGTTGCAGGTAATATTACATCTACTGGCAAAGTATCCGCAGCTAATGGTTTCTTCAAAGAATCTGATGCTAGATTAAAATCAGATATTAAACCTTTAGACTATACTCTGGACTAGATATGTTCTATACCTACTGTATCATTTATAATGAATGACCAGAAGCAAATAGGTACTGTAGCATAGGATTTAGAGGAATTAGGTTTTGAGGATATAGTAACTGAAAGCGATACTCTTAAATCTGAAGTAAGTAATCCTGAACAGTTTGAATCATTCACTAAAGATGGTGAAGAGTATGTTAAGGTTAAGAAGGTAGAGTATGAGATGTTAGGTGTATTAGCTATTGAAGGAGTTAAGATGCTTAAGGATGAGATTGAAAAGCTTAAAGCTGAAATAGAAACTTTAAAGAATAAGCAGCATGAGTAATGAAATAGCAACATATTCTATGATATTAAGTAAGCTTAGTCTAGGTTAGAGTGGGACAGAATGTCCTACTAAGACCTAGATTTTAGCTATTAATTCATTGATAGTCATTGAGAATGCTTCTACTTATGGAGCTAATGAATGTGTAAAGATAGATGATATACGTAAGAAGGTAGAGACTTGGAATTACTATTTAACAGTATCTCCTACGAGTATGTCATTTGGAGCTGGCGGTGGTAGTAAGTCTTTTACTGTTAGTTCTTATAAGAGAAAAGTATTAGATGGAGTAGAATAGAGTGGTGATACCAGTGTATCATTAAAGTCTACTACTATATCTGGTACTGGATTCTCTTTAAGTGGAACTACAGTAAGCGCTTCTGCTAATGAAGGTACTTCAAATAGAACAGGTACAGTTACTATAACTCAGAATGAGTCTAATAAGACAGCTACTATTAGTCTATCACAGAGTAGAGATACTATTAGCTCATATGGAGAATGGACTATATCTGTATCAGCTAATCCTACTAGTGTATCTAGTGATGGTGGTACTTCACGTATTACAGCTAGTGCTAAGAGAACTGTATATTGGGCTAGTGGAGATGTTACTGAAGAAACAGGTGATCTTACATTATCTACTAACTTAGGTAGTCTTAGTAGTAGCTCTTCACCTAGTACTTTAACATTAGGAGAGAATACATCTACATCTAGTAGAACTGCAACTATTACTGCATCTTATAGTGATAAATCAGCTACTTGTACTGTTACTCAAACCGGAGCTACACCTTCTACTACTTATACCTTCTCTGTTAATCCGTATAATGTTAGCGTAGATTCTAGTGGTGGTTCAGGTAGTGTAACTATTACTTCATATAAGACAGTAGGTAGTAGTACCTATGCTGTAGATTATAGCATAGATAGTAGTACGTTACCTTCATGGGCTTCATTTAACAAGAGTACTTCTACGTTTACTATACAATCTACTACTAGTACTACTGGTAGAACAGCAAGAGTATATTTTGATTAGGATGAATCTGGTAAACGAGATTATGCTGAATTAACCCAAACAGGGTATACTCCACCTGCAGATAATTATGTATTTACTTGGGAAGATGGTAGGACTTCAGATATTAGTGCAAGCTTCCCGTGGAATTTCTCTGCTAATGGAACTGCTGGCAATATACCTGTAATATCTACTAAGAATGGTAGTAGTCAATCTTGGAGTGTGTCTAGTAAACCTAGCTGGATAACTACTTCTACTACTAGTAGTAAAGTGACTATCAGTGCATCTGATAATAGCGGATCTGCAAGAAGTGGAGAAGTAGTATTAACTCAGAGTGGTTCTGGTAAGACACTTACCGTTAATGTTAGTCAAGATGCATACGTAGCAGATACGTATGTATTTATAATAGCACCAAATACATATGATGCTCCATATAGTAATGCCTCTTTCATACCAAGAACAGTATCTACTAAGAATGGCAGTAATATAGGCTATAGTTTAACTTCTGGTGGTACTGATTGGGTAGTTGTATCTACAACTGGAAAAATAACTGTAGAGATACTGAAAAACACTACTTCTAGTACTAGAAGTACTACTCTAGTATTTACATAGAATGAATCTGGTAAGACTCAATCTATAGAGATAACTCAAAGCGGTTATCCTCCTACATATACGTTTAACGTAACTCCAACGAATTTAAGTGTAACTGCAGCAGAAACTAATGAGACTCTTACAGTGCAATCTTATAAGACTGTACTTAAAAGCGACGGTAGTGAAACTACAAAATCTCTAGATTATGAATTCTCGTCAAATAATTCTTGGGTTGCTGCTGCGAGAACTACAACCAACACTACGTATATAACTGTAGCAGAGAATAAAACAACAACCTAGAGAACTGCTAAGATTACTTTAACTCAAGCAGATAGTGGTGCTCAAGCATTTGTAAATGTTATTCAAGATGGGAAAGCAGAGGAAGTAGTAAATAAATTAACTTTGAATAGTCTTACGTATGATAGTGGTTATTTATTCCTTTCAGGTACGACACCAGTAGAATCTAATGTTTAGAACTACTTCATGTTCATTGCAAATGCTTCTTTTAATTGGTATGCAAGTCTTGGTATAACAGTTAATGGAGGAACTGCATACGCCGGTAGTCTAGTAAATATATATGTATATTCGAGCGGTAGATATAAGTTAGTAAAGTCATTTTAGTTGCAATTAGGAGAACAAACAGTTAGTTTCTAATGAATCCATACTTAGCACATATGACAGATAGAGAATTGTTGGAGCAGATATATCTTCTGCTCCTTCAAATCAACGTAAAGGTAAGTGAGATAGATAATGATACTAAACAATTTGGTATGAACGTAGCAGCCAATCTAGTTGGTGAGGCTCTAATGATGAATAACAATGATGCCGAGAGAAGAAATAATTAAACAGCTTAAACCTTACTTTGACGTAAAGGAGTTAGTATGTAATCACATATATGGTAAATTTGGAGAACAATCATGGATGTTCTTAAGTACATAGCTACTGCATGTATTACTGTGTCTACGTACTGATATTTTACGAATGCCAATGCATATTAATATTGGTAATATGTATCAAAGGGGTATGCGTTGCAACTTGTGTCCTTTAGTAAAGAGTAAGAAAGGAGTATATGTATCTGCACATGTAACAGGTAATGCCATTGACTTTACTTGTGATGATAAGACTGCAGAAGAAGTAAGAGAGATAATAAAGGCTAAACCTTTATTATTGCCATGTAAAGTACGTTTAGAGGATGGTGTATCATGGGTTCATATTGATGTATATGATGATGGTACAGAAGATAAAATAACAACATTTAAAGCATAACATATGTTACAGAGAGAGATAGTTAGATTTAGAGCATCAGATACGCAGCCTAATCCTCTAGAAGTAGATTATTGGATTGACGTTACTTCTAACTACTATGGTGGTTGTATTAGATATTATCGTAATGATACTAATACATGGGAGATGCTTGATTTGAATGATAAACAAGTAGATGCTATCATTGATTATATTAATAATGCTCTTGATTAGATAGAACAGTTTATTAATGATTCTATAACTGAAATCAGAAATGAATTAGCTGAGTTTAAAGATGAACTGAAAGAGGAAGTTAATAAACTGTGGTAGTATATTAATCAGAAAGTAGAAGAGTTAACTACTCAGATTAGTAATATTAGAAATGAAATTAATGGTATTAAGTAGGATATTACAGATATCAATAATAACATTGATGATATAAATCAAGATATTACTAATATCAATTCTAATATTGAAGAGATACGTCAAGATATAACTAATATAGTAGGTGGTGACTTAACTTCTATTCAACAAAAGATTACCGAATTAACTCAGAATATACAAGAGTTAGATAGTAAGATTGATCAGCAAATTAGTGATTTAAGAAGCTATATAAATAGTGAAATTACTAAAGCTAAGAATGAACTTAAGACTTATGTAGATGGTAAAGTTACTGACCTTACTGAATTAATTAATCAGGAGATTTAGAATAGAACTAATGCGGATAATAACCTGCAATCTCAGATTAATGAACTTAAACAATTAATTACTAAAGCACAAGGTGATATTGATACTCATGCCTCTAGAAGAGATAATCCTCATGTAGTTACTAGAGCTCAGTTATCATTAGCTACTACTGATAGTGTAGTATTTAATAAAGTAAGCGCTCCTAGTGGATTCTTTAAAGAATGATGAGATAAACAAGATATTACTAATTCACCTGTATGGAATACTCCAGAACAGGAGATTATTTAATTATTAAATATTTGCAAATATGGTTAAACAAGAAAATCCTAATTTCATAGCATCTAAGTATGCTCCAAATCCTAAAGAGGTTTCTTACTGGATTGACTTAGCAACAGATAGTACTGGTAATGTTATTAAGTCATACAGTCCTGATCTTAAGAAGTGGATACCGTTAAACAGAGATGCTAATGTAGACCAATGGACTCACATTAAAGAGATTGTTCAATCTGTTGGTTTAAACTATGATAAGAATAGTGATGTTATATCTTTACCTAATCTTAATAGTAATAACTATTTTAAAGGCAGTAGTATAGTAGATGCTATTAACAAAGGTGATGCTGCTGTAAAAGCTCAAGTAGATAGACTAGATACTAAGATTGATGATGTTAATGAAGACTTACAAGACTTTAAAGCGTTGAAGGGTCAACCTAATGGTCTTGCTGAACTTGATGGTAATGGTAAAGTACCTGCTAGTCAGTTACCTTCATACGTTGATGATGTAATGGATGCGTATGCTACTTATACTGTATCTCCTACTGGAGTACTTCAAAATATACAGTTATATGCAGATGCTGAACATGAAACTCCTATAGTAGGTGAAAGAGATAAAATATATGTTAATGTAACTCCTGGTGAAGTAAGCTATCAGTTTAGATGGTCCGGTTCACAATGGGTGCACATTGACTCTAATGCTATTATTATTGGTGACATTACTGGTACTGCTTATGATGGTGGTAAGGGTAAAGCTATGGAGAATGTAGTTAACTCTATGCCTAATAACTTGCTGAGTACATTCCAATTAGACTAGACAGATGTTAATAACATTACTATTAGCCTTACTGGAGTAGAGAAGAGTGGAGGTAAATATGTACAGTCTACTTTATCTAATATTACTATTACTCCTGCTACTAATACTGTTGCTGGTTTAATGACCGGTGCTGAGAAAATAGCTATTAATGAAACTCTTCCTGATGCAATCAATGATGAAAAAGTTGCAAGAGAGAATGCAGTGAAAGAACTTAAAGCTAAGGACACAGAACTGCAAGGTAACATTGATAGTTTAGAAACAGCTTTAAATCAAGATATTACAGAGCTTAGAAGTACAATACTTAAAGTAAATGATAAAGTAGGCTTAACAGAAGATAATGAAATGCCTGACTTATCAAGTACTAATTACTTAGCAGATAGTCCTAGTGCTATAAGTGCAGCTGTTACTCTTGATGAAGAGATTGGTAAGCTCAGTAGAAATGAGAATGAACTGTGGTATGGAGTTAAGTTTGACTTAGCTAATAGCTCTAGTCCTGATGGTGTACGTACTGGTAATATGGAAATGCATAAAACACTTCCTATCTAGAGTAAGATGAGAGGGTGTACTATTAATAATGATGGCAATACTAAGAGGTATTTAAAAGCAGATGACTGGACTAAGTGGGAAGACGGTACTCCTGTAGTTCAAGACAGTAAAGGTATTAGTCCAGAAACTTTTGTAGAACTTCCAGAACATTATAGATTGTTAGTAGCTACTCCAGATAATACAGTTGAGATTCGTATGAGTGAGTATAATCTTCCGGGTTATATTAAAGTAGAGAAGAAGTATATAGGTGCTTATGAAGCTACTATGAATAGTTCAACCATAAGTAACTTACTTAGATCTATTAGTAATACAGAGATTAACTTTAAACCTACTGTAAGTGCTACTAGAGATCAATTCCAAATTTGGGCTAGAGGTACAAGTACTACTGAGTATAGTCGTACTAACAACTGGAATATTTATACTTATGATGCTCACAGAGATCTCACTTGGTTATTCGTAGTAGAATATGCTACATTGAATAGCCAGAAAGCATTTAATGCTAATTTAACTGCAGAAGGTTATCATCAAGGTGGTTTGGGTGATGGAGTAACTTCAGGAACTGTAACTGTAAATGGAGCTACTACTTATTCATTTGTACCTTGCGGTACTACTAATTCATTAGGTAACGGTACTGGTATAATCGAATATACACATACTAATACTAATGCAGATGGTACGTCTACTGGTACTAAGGTAGTTAATGTTCCTAGATACCGTGGTATTGAGAATCCATTTGGTCATGTATGGAAGAATGTAATTGATGTAGTAGTTGCTGGTACTGACAACAGCGTATATATCTGCAAAGACTACACTAAGTTTGGTACGTTTGAAGGAGGTACTAATCCTACAGCAGAACAGTTAATTGCAGCAGGTTATGAGTTACAAGACTTTAAAGAAAGTACAATTACTAGTCAATATGTAAAAAAACTTGTTAATAATAATTAGGCAGATTTGTTCCCAGCAATAGTAGGTAATGGAGTAAGTGCTACAACTTATTATTGTGACTATCACTGGACTAATGCCGTAGTTACTCCTAGAACACTTCTGATCGGCGGTCGCTCGGACGGTGGGTCTTCTGCGAGTTTGTTCGCTTTGGCTTCTCACGATGTGTTGGGCCGTTCCGGTGCTACTGTCGGGACTCGAATTACCTTCTATGGTGAGCCGGCATTACCAGATTCTCCAACTACATTAGAGTTAAATGATGAGGATTATGAACAATTGGATTCTAGAGTATTTACGAGAACTGTTTGAAGAAATGAAATAGTATTTAGATACTTTAAAATTAACTTTCAAAGATAACTATTAGATATTTAAAGTAGAAGACAGAGGTATATCTTTTGTAGGTTATGTAATAAGGCATGACTATACTTTAGTAAGAAAAAATATTAAGCGTAGCATGTGTAGGAAAGCCGCTAGATTAGGCAGAAAGAAAAACATTACAGTAGAAGATTACAAACAAGAAATGTGTAGTCATATAGGTTGGCTTAAGCATTGTAATGGTATTAACTTACTAAAGAAGATATTACGCTATAAAGAGCTATTAGTTTATGCAAGAAGATTTTCAAAATAGAAACCTTAAATAAACCTTATCGTTATATAATTATAATCTCAAACGGAATTTCGAGCCCTCTCAGATTTTACTCCCCTTTTAATCTGTTAGGGCTTATTTGATTTTTATTATCAGCTACTATCTATGAATTACCAACAATTAGGAGAACATACTATGTCAATATTTAAGAACATGTTCAGTAGTGCGGATAAATGCGTAGCTTCTGTTATAACTGGGCTACTTTCTATATTCGCGCCTGTATGGGTTCCTATCACTGCTGTATATTGATACTACTTGATGCTATCTATGGTTATAAAGTCTCTAAAAAATATGGGCATCCTAAGATTGAATCACATAAAGCATGGAAAACTATATGGAAGACTAGAGATGCAGCAGTAGCAATAACTAGTGCATCAATAATAGATTAGCTGGTAGTAACCTCTATTAACCTGTACGCTGTAGAAATAGTAGCAGGAATGATAGCCTTAGTTGAGTTTTGGTCGTTACTAGAATCATTTAGCGACTTATATCCTAAATGGAAAATATGGAAAATCCTCAAAAAGGTTATAAAAGCAAAAGGAGAGAAATATTTAGATATATCATTAGATAAAGAATTACCAGATGATTCCAATACTGAATTAGTTAGTTAATTGGTTTACAAGGAATTTCAGAGCAGTCGCAGTAGGTTTAGTTAGTTTACTTATTGCGACTGTTTTTGTTTAGAACCATTAGCTACAGAAGAAGAATAAAGAGATTGACAGAATAACTAACAATGTTAGAGCTTACGAGCAATTAGCATCCTAGAAGGAATAGTTAAACAGAGTACTATAGCTTACTATAGAAGAACTAAATACTAGTAATGATAGTTTATTAAAAGAAGCTAAGGATGCTTAGAAAAAGCTTAAAATCAAAGACAAGAACCTAACTAATATAAATGTAATCAATACCGAGATTAAAGATTCAGTTAGAACTATTATAAAACATAAGCTAATAGATTTCGACGAAGAACTTAAAATTAATCCATTAACAACTATCATAGTTAGTAGAAAGGATTCAATCCTTAAAGCCACATTAGATATTAAGAATCAATAGATTCTGTTTGTAGAAGAGAAGAAAGAATATCGTAATAAGTATAAGAATGGCTGGGTTAGGTTCTGGCACTTTGATTGGAAAAAGATACATACCAAAAAATATCAGATAGTTAACAGTAATCCAATAATCAAGGTAACTGATACTCGTGTGATTGAGTTGCCTAAATGAAATCAATATATTCAATAATATTAATCAATAATAATATGCATAGAATATTTCGTGTAAAGGCTTACGAAGCAGAACACGGTCCTCACTTCAATGAGGAACATGCCCGTAAAGCTGTAAGTAAAATGGAAAATGAGGATGGTACTCGTGGACCGCATTGGTCTGTAGAAGAAACTACCGCATTAGCTAGTCAGTACGGAATAAATCTGGGTAGCAGATTTAACCGTTATGATTGGTTCGTAGCACTTAACATGGTTTATTCTGATTACTATAAAGTAATTATAAGTATGACTAACTCTAATAGTACTAAGCATTTTGTTGAATTGGCAAAGGCTTGGATCAATGATAAAGACATTGATGAAGGTAAGATGTGGTATTACTATATTTACGTTATGTGTGATAAGATCAGACAAGCTGAAATGGAATGCTATGAGGAAGAAGTTGAAAAGCGTGACAAATACGAAGACGACGATGATGACGAGTTTGAACGCATAGGCTTATTCCGTAGAGGTGGTAGAAGAGGCGGCATGATGCGTGGTGGTCGTAGAGTATATTCTACTAGCAGAGCTAGAGATTATGAAGATGACTATGAACGTATGCTCGAAAGAGAAAAAGAGTACGAACCTTATTCAGAATATGGACGTGGCAAAGCTGTTCGCTACGTTAGATATTAATAAAAATCAATTTTTAAATTAAATCAATTATGTTAGAAGATAGAATTATTGTGCAGGATCGTGGTATTGATGCTGGTCTTGCTGCTTTAATGCAAAACGCTAATAAAGGTATGGATCCGGCTGCTTTGATGGCTATGATGAACAACGGTGGTTTCGGTGGAAACGGCGGTTGGTGGTGGATTTGGATTATTTTGATCTTCTTCTGCTGGGGTGGTTTTGGTGGTAACGGTTTCGGTCGTGGAGGTAATGACGCAGGTCGTTTAGCTTCTCAGCTGAATACTGATGCTAATACCAGCCTGTTAATGCAAGCTATTAATGGCAATAAGGAAGCTATAAGCTCACTGTCTAATACTTTGAATTGTGATATTAATGCTGTTCAGACAGCTCTTAATACTATCAATTCTGGTGTAAGTCAGATTTCTTGTGATACTAAATTGTCTAGCTGTGAAGTAATTAATGCTATTACTTCTGGTAATGCAACTCTTGCTTCTGAGTTAGCTAATTGCTGCTGCACTACTCAGAGATCTATTGATGCTGTAAATAACAATATTACTAAGATGGGTTATGAAAACCAGTTGTCTGTATGTAATCAGACTAATAACTTAGTTAATACTATGAACAGTAATACTTTAGCTCTTCGTGATAGTGGTACAGCTAATACTCAATCTATAATTGCTAAGTTAGATGCTATGCAGAATCAGGCTTTGCTTGATAAGATTGATAGTTTACGTGAGAGAAACTCTACACTGCTTACTCAGTTAAGTCAGGAACACCAAACGGCTACTTTCGGTAATATGATTAGCTCTGCTACTGCTCCGATTGTAACTAAGTTGAATTCTTTACAATCAGATGTAGATGGTATTAAATGCAAATTACCTAATACAGTAAGCGTTCCTTATCCGCAATTGTCATGCTATAATCCTGAAATATTTAGAGCTGCTGCTATGGGAGCTTATGCTGGTGATGCAGCCTTTAATGGAGTAGGTTATAACAATGGTTGTGGTTGTGGTTGCTAATAAAGAAAGGAGGTAATTATGTATCCTTTCTATAATGTACAACCGTTATTCCCATTTTGGGGTCCATTTTTATTTGGAAGGCGTCGTAGAAGATTAAATACTATATCTGGAATTCCAGTACTTAAAACTACTGGGGTAGTAGCTACTTCTACTGAAGTAAGATATGACGTTAATTATCAAGAGTATAGAAGTTTACCAAACGAAGGATTGTTCTTTCTGGATGTAAGACAGTCTTCTGCTGAAGCTAGCGCTTCATTACCAGTAGGTTTATCAGATGGTAACAGTGAAAATAATAATCAATCTATGCTTCGCAACGCTCTACAAGAAGATGTACAAGCAGGTGACCTACAACTAAACTTTAGATATTTAATATATTATAATAAATGTAATAATGTCTATTAGTTAGTGAATGCTTATCCTGCAAATATAACCGCACCAGGTGCGTAATAATAAACAAAAGGGCTCTTAATTGAGCCCTTATAAAACTAACTTATTATGTTATTCAATCAATTAAATATAGGTGACAAGGTATATATAATAGAAGTAGTTGGTACATTCAAGAAGACTACTGAGTATAATGAAGGTTTCGTTACTCAAGTAAGTGCGGTATATGATGAACCGCTACCACCTGGGCAATTTCCTATGCCCAATTAGCCTAGAAAGAGAATAGTAGATATAACTATATAGTGCAATGGAGAAACTAAAAAGTTCACTATACCTGAGAATAAATCAGTTATAACAGATAATTCTATAGGTCTTACTATATCTACTGATAAACAAGAAATTATAAATATAGTACGTAATCAATATAATACGTATAAGTAGAGAAAAGAGGCAATAGCTAAATGCGATGAAGAAATGGCTAAGTGCCAAGTATTATTAGATAAGCTGGGAGTAGATAATGAACCAGCTAGAGAGAATGATAAAATATTAGAACTATAGAAAGAAGTTAGTGAGTTGAAGAATATAATAAGGAAAGCTAATTAGATGGTTCCACCACCTATGAAGGAAATGCTCCCTTAGGATATGAAGAATGCTATGGATAAGGTTGGTCAATAAGATCAACCTTTTTTTGTTTTAAGCTCGTGTAAGAAACGCTATTAGTTAAGGTAAGGGATTGTAAGCTACAATACGTAAAGTGTCTCTAAACGCCTTAAAATGCGTTTTAAGCTTTATAACGTTATTAGAAATAAGATATGACACTTAACTAGTTAATTGATAATATTCTACTTATTGCTCGTAATAATAATATTGCAGAGTCTGAGCATTTAAGTAGAGCACAAATTGAAAAGTGGATTATAGGTTACAGAGCTATGTTAATTAAATAGGACATAGATAAAGGAAGAGATATAAATGAATTATATCTTACTACTATAGAACCTATTCACTTAGATCGTGAAGAAACTGTACCAGGTTACTTTACTTATGTAGGAGATAAAGAACTCCCTAAGTTAATAGACTTTAACTATAGACCTGGAGTAATAAATGTACGTGATATGTTTGGTAATATAATTTAGATAGGTAGCCGTACTAAAGCTAAATTATAGAAGTATAGAAAAGCCACGTGTAAAGATTACATTGCGTGGGTTAAGAATAATAGAATATATGTAGATGGTGATTCTAATCAGCTAGAGTATATCAGTGTAGATGTAATAGCAGAAGATCCTACAGAACTTAATGCTTGTTTTGATCCAGATAGTGAGTTTCCTATACCGTCTGCAATGATACCTGTAATAACACAAATGATAATGCAAAGAGAGTTATCTGTTATGATTACTATGCCTAGCGATGATAGTAATGATGCACACGATGATACGCAGAATAGAGTTAATAATAAATGAGAGAGAGATTAAAATATTAGAGAAAGTGCTATACTATTGCCGATTATTACATAAGCTATAAAGAGTATATAGAACCTAATACTTAGTATGATGTAGATTTAAAGACTTTTAAAGCTATAGTTACTGATTACTTTAAATACATTAAAAACGAAATAATGTATGAATGTAAGGAAGTAAAGTTACCATGCAGATTAGGTACTTTGCAAATCATAAAGCATCAACCTAAAGAGTATTCAGGTAAAAGCCTTAGATGGGATTGGAAAGCTACTAAAGAAATAGGTAAACCAGTATATTTACTTAACGAGCATAGTAATGGATGGAAGTACAGATTCTTCTGGTCTAAACAAGGATGCTTACTAACTAATAAAGGTAAATATCAATTTATAGCATGTCGAGATAATAAACGAGAGTTAGCTAAAATAATTTTTAATAGATTAAAAGATTATCCTGAAAAATGATAAACAATCGAATGATTAGCTCTGCATCTGTAGTTGCTAAAGTAATAGCTGATTTGGATCTTAAAGAAGACCAGATTAGAATTACTGATATCCGAGAATGGATTATGGAAGGAATACTTAAGATAGGAGCTGTACAATAGTATGAGCATAAGGTAGCTATATTACCAATAGAATGCCATTAGGTTGCTTTACCTTGTGATTTATATAAATTAGGTCAAGTGGCATTTTCATTCTGTAATGGAGGAGGATGGTTACCTATGAGGAAAGCTACTTCTAGTTTTGGTGTATTCCACGACCGTGAATGTAGTAATGAACCTTGTATGTTAATTCCAGATACTGCAATGTTTCCATTAGTAAAGAATATGTTCAATTTAAATACTGATAGAGAAGCATTAGAAAAGTTAAATGAAGACACTAACTTACGGCAAACATTAAGTATATTACTTAATCAATGGACAGTAGGTACAGTAAATGGTAAATTTGTTCCTGGAGTAGTAGATCATAAGGATGGTACTATGTTTAGTAATGAATTACAATATACTACTAAACCTGGTTATATTAATACATGCATGCCTAGAGGATTTGTTAAAATATCATATTATGCTATATATACCGATGAAGATAGCATGCCAATGATACCAGATTTAGAATCTTATAAAGAATGTTTGTATTGGTATATTACTATGAAACTTATGTATCCTAAGAAATTAAAAGGTCAAATAAGCTAGGGAGATTACTATGATATACGTAACTCTTATAACTTCTATCGTAAGTAGGCATATGCAGAAGCGATGATGCCCTCTGTAGACGATTTAGAAACTATTAGTAACATCTATACTAAATTATACCCTGAAATTAATGATCATAGTATGTTCTTTTCTACTAGTGGAGATGAACAAAATATTTATAATTAGAACAGATTATGATAAGTAATACTACACAAGTTAATACATTTACGGGTGGTCTTAATATGGACTAGGACGTAAATTTGATACCGGATACTCAGTATAGATATGCTGAGGATGTTCGTGTTATCACTAATGATGGAGGAACTACAGGAGTATTACAAAGTATAGAGAACCCTAGAAGATACGATACTATTATACCTAAAGATGAGACAATAATAGGTACTACTACTATAAATGATATTGCGGTAGTAATAACTAAAACATCTGATAACATTAATAAGATATACAGATTAATGGGGTTCAATACCAACATGCCTCAAATCAAGTTAGTATGTAAAGGAGCTTTAGGATTATGTGAAGATTTATCTAAAAATCCTACACTAAGTATTGTAGGTAACTATGAATCAGATACTAATATAAAGATATACTTTACTGATGGAAACAGTCCTATTAAGATTGTTAACATAATGAGTAATAAGTATATAGACAATTCTAATCTTATAGATGAGAATGGGAATATAATCAATCCTGGTTCATTAGAAATAACTCCAGTAGTAAGTTTATTGCCGTTTAAATTCCGTTGGTTATCCGAAGGTAACCTTAAAGCTGGAATGGTAACGTATTGTTATCAATTATTTAATGTGCATGGCACTGAAACTGTTACTTCTCCAATGAGCGAGCTAATTCACTTAACAAATAGTGTAACTAGACAAGGTAGTTCTGAATATAAAGGTACTGGCTTGAATAAATCATCTAACAAATCAGTAATGTTATCTACTGAGCTATCTCTTTAGGACTTCAATAAGTTAAGAGTAATACGCCTATTTTATGAACAGAATAACTCTACTCCTGTTATTAGTATAGTAGATGAAATAGATATTCCAGATGGTCAAACAGATATTCAGTATGTAGATTATGGTTCTACATTGAGCGATATATCTATAGATGAGTTTAATGCTATGACTGGTTATTAGTTTATAGCGTAGACTCTTGCTAAGATGCAAAACAGACTATTCGCTGCTAATGTAACAGAGAATACTTGGATACCAGAAGATGAAGATGGTAATGACTATGATGCTAGAGCATATAGAGCTAATTCAGAAGGAAGCGTATAGTTATTATCTAGTTTAGATAGTAATAACATTCGTCTATCTATAACAGATGATGAAGCTATAAAACGTATTCCTATTACTCATGACTGTATAAATCCTTTTAATAACACAAAGTATACAAAGGATGCATCTAATTCCTAGAATGTATATATATACAATAAGGAAGGTGAATTAGGTGGTTATGGTATTAATATAGAATATTCATTCATAACTACAGATATAAATTTAAGTAATAAACAAGATAAGTTTAGATTAGATCAATCCTGTAGTATGGATGTACCTACTGTTAGAAATAACACTAGATATATAAACAGAGGTGATAGTAAGATGCCCGAAATACTACAGCCTACCGAAGAGCAGAAGAATAATCCATATATACCTAATTATGCTGATCCTTATATAGCTGCTAATTATAGAGGTTATCAAAGAGACGAGGTATATAGGTTTGGTATAATATTCTACAATGATAAATCTGTAGCTTCTCCTGTACTCTGGATAGGTGATATTAGAATGCCTCATGCTTCACAAATGCCTCCATTTAGATATGAAAATAATACTCTTATAGGTAATGCTTTAGGTGTAGAATTTAAAGTAAAGAAAATGCCAGTTGGCGCAGTAAGTTACGAGATAGTTCGTTGTGATAGAACTGAGCGTGATAGAACTGTGATTATGCAAACTGTAGGTAGTTACGTATATGAGTATAGAATTCAAGAACAGAATAAATATGTAGGATAGGGATCTGAATTAGATAGTAGTTTGGAGATGAGACCTACTCCTTTCTTCTGTAGTTTGATTGGTGAACAATTAGCAATATCAACAGGTACAGCGAAAGATATCGGTAATTTCTCTCTTACTATGAGAGTAAATGATTATATACGTTTAGTATCTCCAGAAATATGTGTACAGGGTGATGATGCAACTAAACTGTTTGAAGGAAGTGTATACTTAGATGGTATAGGCTCATACTATTCTCCATTTGTAGGTGGTAAAGTAAATGATAGCAAGTTTGATGATTTTAAAGATAACTATGTAAATGGTAATACTATTGGTAATAGTGTAAGTCGTAGTATATTTGCTGCGGCGGATTACGTTACTCAGATAGATGGTAGAGTATTGCAGCAAGATACTGTGCCATATGTAGGTTATGGTAGTAGATGGGGTCTTAATGTATTAGCTGTAGGATTCCCTTATCAAGATAGTAGAGGTAATAAGGTATACCGTGGAGCATCAATAGCTAAATATTTCGTTCCAACATTTGGGCAATCTCAATCTACATCATATATTGAAGATGCTAAATATCCGCCTAACATAGACTATAACATGTATGGGGCTCCAGATGTAGTAGCTAAAAGAATAAATGTTGGTAATAGAACTTATACTAATTACTCTATGTCCGATTTTATTCATAATGATAATCAATCATTACAAGGCCCAGCTGGTCCGTGTATTATAGCCCATGTACCAGAATTATAGAATGTATTCTCTGGATTTAATAGCGTACCTACTAGTAAATATCCAGAACTTCATCCTTTTGATTCTACTAATGCTATTCCTGTATTTAATGTTAAACGTAATGGTAATTCTATATATGGTGGTAATACATTCTCATCTAGACAGAATTCTGTATACATAAGTATAGCAGCGCACGACAGCAAGTATGTATTCGGAGGAGATACTTATCTGGGCTTATTAGATTATCCTAACACTATGTTATTCCAATTGCCTGACGCTAAGGAATGGGATGGAATGAAGAATTATATAGGAGCTTATATACCATTTGAAAGTTCTATTAATATGAATTTATTCCACGGAGATCAGATTCATAGAACAGTAACTAGTTCAAATTTTGCAGACTCTTGGTTGCAGTTAGAGCCTACTTAGATGTAGGATATACACGTACAAGATCTTCCTTACTTTGTATATAATTCTGTTTATTCTGCATAGAATACTGGTAAATTGTATGTACCTAATTCTATGTATGCTGATAAAGACGTAAGGTATACTAATAGAATATTAACTTCATAGGCTAAGACTAATAATGAAGTAATAGATTAGTGGTCTAAATTCAAAGTAGCTGATTACTTAGATGTAGATAATCAGTGGGGAGACATAACCAATCTAAAAGTATTCAAAGATAGACTATTCTATTTCCAAGATACTGGAGTAGGAGTAGCTTCTGTCAATGAAAGATCACTTATTACTGACGATAATGTAAATCAACTAGTATTAGGTACTGGTGGTATATTAAGTAGATTCGACTACGTAACTACTACTAATGGTTCGTCTATTAAGAATGACAAGAGTATAATTAATTCAGATAATGTGCTTTATTGGTACGATTATGATAAGAACGAAATATGTTCTTATACAGGTCAAGTAAGTTAGTTATCTAAAGAAAAGCAGGTACAATCTTACTTTAATAAAAACATTAAAGAAGATAGGGCTAAAGCTATGTCCTTATTTGATAAGAAGTATAATGAGGTATGGTTTAATGTACTAAATAAACCACTAGTATTTAATGAGTAGTTAGGTAGATTTACATCTTTCTATACATTTAATCCTAAATGGTCGTTACCTATTTCTGATAGAGTAGTAGCAATAAAAGACAATGAATTGCATACTATACATGATACTGGAGTAATAGGGTTAACTCCTTTAGATAGAAAAGCTAAATTAGAAATAGTTATTAATAAGAATGCTCCTTATACTAAAGTATTTGATAATGTTAGATTACAAGGAGAGTTTAGAGATGGTAATCAAGAGTCTATTAAGGACGATATCATAGATTATATGAAATTCAGTACCAAACATCAAGAAGCTATTAGAGAGCATACTGAAGAAGAACTTGATGAAGAAGGAAGTGTAATTACTCCTGAACAACATATAATAACCGATTATAGAGAAGATACATTTAGATTCCCTATACCTAGAGCAGATAAGAATGAAGATGCATTATCGTTACCAGCTAGGTTAAGAGGTAAATATATGATATGTGATTATGAGTTAGATTCTGATATAGATCATACTTTTGAAATACCATAGATTACAACAACATACAGAAATTCATTAATTTGATATGAAAAGTAAAAAGAAAATAAAAGTACCAGCATATGCATTTGGAACTCAATTCAAAGAAATTGGGGGTAATATGCTTGAAAATGCTCCTGGTATAATAAATACACTAATGACTCCTTTTTAGAAGTCTACTGCAACTTCTGGAGGAGAAGCTGTTGCCCAGACTTTGGGAGATATGGCAAGTGGAGCTGCTTTAGGTTTTCAAGTAGCTGGTCCTATGGGAGCAGCGGTAGGAGCATTACCAGGTTTGTTTGGAGCTAAAGGTTAGGAAGCAGAACAAGTAGATTTTGTTAATTATACTAAATCTACTAAAGGTAAAGGATTAATAGGAGCTATTACTAATAGAGGTTTACGTAAGAGAGAAGCTAGAATTAAGAAGAATGCTTATAGTAATAGAGCTGCTGTACAAGGTACTAATTACCTGCAAAGTGAAGCGTATGATGATATGATTGGTATGAATACAGATACTATGGCTAATGGAGGTATGTCCTCTTCTCTAGCATATGTAGATGATGGTGAATTGATATAGACTCCAGATGGAAGTATAAGCAAAGTACCAGAGAATAATAAACCTACTGACAGTAATTTAGTTAGTTTACCTGAAGGTAGTAGAGTATTAAGCGATAAGCTTAAAGTACCTGGTAGAAAAGAAACATTTGCACAACTTGGTGAGAAAATGATGGCAAAAAAGAAAAGTAAATATAATGACAGATTTGCAGAGAATGCAGCAAAACTAAATGAAATGAATAATAATATGATTCATGATCAGTTGTTTGCTATGTAGGAATCTGTTAAACAAAGTAAAGGTATTAAACCTAAGACTAAGTAGATACAAGCAGCTGCTTTAGGCGATGAAATTAAACCTGGTTTAGGAGATAGAATAGTAGATGCTATCTATAACCCTAATCGTAAATGGGGAGCTAGTGTACAGTGGGGAACTGGTAATAATCAATGGTATCATGTGCCAACTGCATCAAATACAGCTACAGCAAGTACTAGTACTCCAACACGTAGACGTAAAGCAACTTCTACTTCTACGAATACAGGATTAATTGATGAAGGTAAACCAGAATTACCGTTTACTTGGTATGACGCTCCAACAGTAGAATCTGTGTATGATACAGACTATGATACTGTAGAGTCTCCTAGTGCTACACCTAATGATATTAGTTATAGAGAAACTAGAGCAGACAGACGTAATAAATTATTTGATAAAGTAGGAAGCGCATTGTCAGGGATAGCTTCTTTAACTCCTGTTATGTCTAATCTATTTACTGGTAGACCTGAAACAGTTGATGCAGTATATAATCCTTATGCTACTAGTATTAGTAATGCGATGCGTAGACGTAGATATGATATTAGTCCTGCTATTGAAGATTTAAACCGTAATAGAGCTACTAGTAATTATAATGCTAGTCAGATTAATACTAGTACTGGAGCTAATTTAGCTTATAGATTACAGTCAGCTGTTAATACTGACAGAGCTATAGCTAGTTTAAGATCTCAAGAAAGTAATGTTAACAATCAGTACTTAGGTGATTATGCTAATACTATGAATAGTTTAGGACAGCAATGGGTTAATGCTACGAATATGGCTAATGAAGCTAATGCTCAGAATAGAGCTACTGCTAGAAATATACGTAGAGCTGGTTTAAGTCAGTTAAGTCAATGGGCTCAGAATAGAGAGTTAATGCGTAATCAGAAAGCTAGAGATATGGAAATGTGGCCTTTGTATCAAAGATTCTTACAAGCTGGTTTTACTGAGGATGATCTCAGAGCTATGATGAATTCTAATCGTAGTACAATAAAAAGAAAAGGAGGTAAATGATGCAAGCTAATAGATACGATAGAGCTGCAGAAGCTCCTATAATGAATACATATGTACCAATTAATTTTGGTGAATTGTATAGAATAGGTTAGGCACAAAGACAAGCTGTTGAACAAGCTGCTAATGAATTTACTAATACTGTTAGTAAGTTTGGAGAATTTCAATCTCCTTCTGCTGTAGATACTTAGAGATACTATGAGAACTCTTTAGGAAAGATAAGAGATTTAATAGATGAAGCTGCTACTAATCCAGATGCTATGAAAGATGCTAACTTTAGAGCTAGATTAAATTCTCGTATTGCTAATCTTGATTATGCTACTCTTAGTAATTTAAAGCAAAGTAGAGAAGGAATGCTAGCAAGACAAAAGGCTAATTAGGAATTAATGATAAAGGGGATGTATAATCCTCTTTGGCATGATGTGGATTTCACTAACTATAACACAGTAGATAGTGGAATATTTAATGACGTAGCTCCTTTAGCTTATAAATCTGAAGTAGACTTAGTGAGACCATATGTAGATAATCTGAAAGCTAGTTTCATGGGAGTTAAAGATGGATGGATTCATCAAGGAGTTTCTACTGATAGAACAGATTATGAAATACAAAGAAACTTATCTAGTATATAGAATACTCCAGAATATCAAAAGCATTTAGAAGTATTACAAAGACAAGGTCTTAGTAGACAGGATGCTGAAGAGCAACTTAATAGAACACTTATTACAGCAGGTAGAGAATTTGCTTATGACCAAGCAGAACGTGATCCAATGGCTGTAGCATTAGCTAGAAGAGCAGGCGCAGGAAGTCAACAGAATCGTTTACTTAATCTAACTGACCAATTAGAGATAACGGCAAGAGATACTTTTGCTTCAGCTTTAAAAGATGCACCTACAGTTCAAGATGCTAGAAAGAAACTCAATGATATGTTTACTCTTAGTGCTAAAACTAATAACAGTTTAAATAGTGCAATTAACGATGTTATTGGAACTTTAAGTAGTGGTATAGGTGCTGAGGCAAACGAAGTATTAACTGCTCAAGGAACTCAGACGGGCAAGATGACTTCTCAAGGTTGGAGAGTAGGTAATTCTTCTTCTGAGTTCTTACTTAGAAAACGTCTTGCTGAGAATTTAATGGATAGAAAGATTGGTAGTAGTAGTAAGTTACAAGATGATTTTGAAAAGGGGCAGTTTAAGAATTTCTTAGTAGCTGGAACTCCGAATATTACTACAGATGGTTCACATATATTCCACAATAAATATATTTTTATTCCTAAATCAGAAATAGATAAAGGTAAATATACAGCTAGAGATCTAGCAGAAGTACAAGGAGATTGGGTAAATCTCGACGAAGATCAGGTAAGAGTAACTGAATCTACAAATGATTATGGTGAAACTAGAACTTCGATTAATACCGCTCTTAAACAAGGCACTTATTTAAGAATTCCAGTAAGTACAGTTGTACCCAGACGCGAAGCAGTTGAGAATGATGCGTTACATGCTAAGAGTAGAAACATAGGACAAGACATTAGAGATGTAATGCAAGCTCAATCTGAAAGTAACAGACTATTTTAATATAATATTATGAGTAGACAATAGAACTATACTCTAGGTAAAAATACAGATAATAATATCGCTAGTGAATACCCTAATTATACCTTACAAGGTGATTATGGGTATTCATACGATTCTAGATCAGATTATTACCAAAGAAGATTAGAAGATAGAGAGAACGATATAAACTACGATAATAAAACTACTAATGAAGATTCTACAAAAGATAGTAAAAGTAGAATATCTAATTGGTGGACATCTAGAAGTATGCCTGAATTACTTCAGTCTAGTGAAGACGCAGATGATAAGGATAAGAATATCACTGTCCTAGACTATATGTACGATGAAGCTGAGAAGTCTGGAGACATAAAAGCTTTAGATGTATATCGTAGTTTTATGGAAAAGAAGGATCAATCTAAATTAAGTAGATTATAGAATGAAGTTAGAGAGGGTGAAGCTAACTATTTAAATTCTATTAATCTAGCTAAAGATTATCTTACAAGTAAACAAGAATTAATTGATTTACAAAGATAGATTGATTCTGCAACAGATTGGACACCTACGCAAATTCAATCAGCTCAGAATAGAATAATTGAACTAGAAGATAATATTAAGAATATAGAAAATGGTGTAAACCAATTAGATTAGAATGGCAATACCATATATCATCAACCTGGTTTAAAAGAGCTAGCTAGAACTAATCCATATTTACAGGATATATTCTATGAGACTAGACCTGGTAAATTGTTCAGTACTGATAAATTTGGTTCTGTAACAGACTTATGGAAATACTATAGTTTCGACTGGCTAGCAGAAGATTATATTGGTGATCTTAATCCTGGTAATAACTTTAAGCATTTACTAGCTAATGACGGTATAAACGATGCAATCTTTGGGAGAACTCATCAACTATCTCCAGATCAAATAGAATATATGTGGAGTAGTAAAAACCAAGGAAGCAATTTAGCAAAGCAGATTGAATAGCTTAATAATGCTGAAAAGGTTGTAAGTTCTCGTTTAGCTGATAAAAATCAGTAGATACAAAGTATGATACATACTTTAAAGCATGGCAATTGGTTGTATGACCCAAGTAAAATATCTGCTGAGTTTAGAGAAAAACAAGAGAATAATCAAATATCTGCATTTAATCCAGAATCTTGGATTTATGCATTACCAGAGTTAGGTACTAGTTATTCTGAATTTGGAGCCATGTTAGGACAATTTGGTACTAGCATGGCTGCCAAATGGGCATCTAAAGCAGTTATGGCTGCAGGTTCTGGTGGTACTGCTCCTTTACTAATTGGTGCTGCAGAATTAGCTACTCAAGCTGCTATTACTAATTACACTCGTAATTCAGAAACTCAAGCTGAAGTATTTGATTCGTTTAAGCAGAGAGTATTAGAAGGTGCAGATTAGATGAGAATTAATCTTCCCAGTGTAATACAATCTGCCGATGAGTAGCTAAAAGCCAGAGGATTTGATACTTCTGAAATGACAGATTATGAAGTATTAGAAAACGCTTTATCACAGAATATAATTACTCCCGACGCTAATTTTAATTAGCTAGTAAATGATTCTCAAAAAGGTCTAGATGTAGTTAGATAGACTAATCAAGCTTTAATGTTATCTGACTTAGCTCAAGGTATGTTTATGTTTGGTGGTTCATATATGAAGAACTACTTTGGTTTACAGAAAGCTGCTAAAAGAGCTATAGGCAATCGTGGTATAACATCTAGATTAGAGACTGCTGTAACTGACAGATTACGTAAAGATGATTTATATGTAGCAGCTGATGGTATTATAGATCGTACTATTGCTAGAGCTGTAGATAAAGCATGGAAAACTCCTGGAGGTAAAACTAGAGCATACAATGCTATAAGTAATCTTACCAATATTGGTAAGAAACTAGGCGTTTCTTATTTCATGGAAAAGACTGAAGAAGGTCAACAAGGAGTAGTAAGTAATTATTATAGAACTGGTAAGTATGATAATGCTGGAGATTATAGTCTGTTGTAGGGGGCTGCTAATGCATTAAAATTGGCAGGAGAAGCGCATATGGCATACTATGGTATTCACCCAGATGAGAATCTAAATGGTGATGCTGATTTACGTAAATCTATGGATATAGGTGGATTTACTGGATTATTTATGTCTGGAGTATTTAGTTCACCTGACGTATATAGTGCTACTGCTCAATATCTTACAGATAGTAATCTGAGAGGTTATATTGCTGACGGATATGGTAATGCCGAAAGACAAAATAAAGTAGAGCAGTTTATGAATGCTGCTAGTTCTGATGGGAGAAAAGGTTATTCTAGAATAATCAATAACTTAGAAACTCTTAAGGATAAATTTAAACCTGAAGGTGTTACTAATGAAATGATTGATGAAGACATAAGATTAGTAAACAACATAGAAAGATTATCTAATAATAAGTCTTTACGTAGTATAACTGATGAACTAGGAATAAATAATGATGACTTTATATCTGTAGTAAAAAATGCTGTATATATTCAAGATAGATTAAAAGATGCTAGTGAAGCATCTGAAGCTTCTACTAGAGAAATAGAAAGTGTTATTCAGAAAATAAGAGAAGATGCTGACTTAAAAGAAGAAATAAAGCAGCATTATTCTGATTATTTAGCTCGCTATGATAAAAAACGTAGTGATAGAAGAAGACAGATAGTTAATGATTTACCTGCATCTGATATTACTTCTAGAAGTAAAAAGGAATTATCTGAATACGTAGACCAATTATTAGGTGAAAGAAGTGTACTGTCTGAAGAAGAGTATGCTAATGAATTCATGGGCAGAATGGTTGCTGTTCAAGATTACAACGACTTACTTACTCTTAGAGATGAACTTAATTCAAGAAAGCAGGATTTACAAAGACTAAAAGAGGATAAGAATTTAGATGTAAATGTAGATGGTATATCTGGTATTATAAAGTATGTAGAATCTCAAATAGAAGAACGTAAACCAGTTATACAGCGATTCTTAGGAGAAGAAGTAGGAGAACAGGTAATGGATCTTGGATTATCTGTTCCTTTTGCAGATCAATTATCTGTAGCTACCATAAGTAAGTATGTTAATGATGGGGCAAGAGCTGATTTATTCGCTCATGCTTTAGCATATACTACTGGAAAATATGTAGGTGATACTAGATTGTATAAACCTACTTATAATAATCTTACCGAAGAACAGCAGAAGCAAATACTTACTAATGAGATGTAGGCAGACAAGATCAACGGTAAGACTAGAACTTCTGATTAGATTATATAGGATTATGATAACTCTGTAAATGAAGAATGGAATAAAGATGATAAACTTGCTGACTAGGATTTAGTACAGCGTAAAAGAGCTATGTCTGTTATTCAGAAAGATTTACAGCGTAAAAAAGATCAAGAGCAAGTAAGTAGAGAGGAGATAGCTGAAGATACTGGTAATTTAGCAGATATAGAACAAGGAACTCCCAATACTGAAACAAAAGCTCCAGAGGTTGCTCCTATGGATGAAGTAGAGGAGGTTACTATACCAGATGTATAGATAGCTGAATAGGAAATAAGTAGTCTAGAAGATCAACTAAATATGTTAGAGGAAGCTATAGAAGGCTCTCCTTTACAAGATAGAGTAAGTGTAGATGAGGTGGAAGCTGATGTGGAAATGGATGGTGTTACTAATACTAATCAAGATATAGAAGATGAAGTATAGATGCAGAATCCAGCTGAAGAAGTTACATCAGTAGAACCTACAGATATTGCTGAAGAGGCAGAAGAATAGCAAACAGATGATTCTACTGCTGAAGAGTCTTAGGGACAACAGGAGGAAGTAGACGATGCTCAATTTGCTCCTGCTGAGGAATCACTACAGGACGAGGAAGAAGGATCTGCAGAATAGCCTACAGTAACAGAAGTAGAAGATACTCCTGCAGCTTCAGATATTGCTCCTCAAGTAGAGAATCCGGTAAATATTACAGAAGTAGAAGACACTCCAAAATCTGATGAAATTTTTTATGATGCTTAGAACGATTAGCTAGTATACATGCCTGATGGTAATCCTGAAAACGGAATACCTGTAAATGACCAAGATATATTAGAACAATCTGCATTTGAAGAATCATACGATTTTGATTCCAGATTGTAGGGCCCTTCTTCATATTATAATAGGTCTACTAATGGTTGGGTAGCTGCTAGAAAGAAATTCAGAAGATTACATATAGCTAATACTTTCTTCTTCCAGCCTAATACAGATGAAGTTATGCCTATTACTGTAGCTGGTAAATCTGTAAAGTTTGTAGGTAAAGATGGTGGTAAAGTTGATAGAAGACCAGGTAGAGAATTAGCTGATAATTTAGCTATTCCGGGATGGTTATCAACAGCTGATGATATATACTTTGTAGTTACATCCTTTAAACATGACATGTCATTTGATAGTGCTATAGATAATTTAGCTATTCACGTGATGATAGAGAAGGATGGTAAACTGTATAATGCATCTGTTAGAGCAATCAATTAGAGTCTGTATGACCGTATGAGAGATACGGAAATGACTTAGGGTGAAATAGATGAGTAGATATAGAAGTTAAGAGAATTGAGAGCTAAGATAATTAAGGCTTACGCTCCAGAATATTCTACTACTAAAACATTACCATTAACTGCTAGGAAGCATGTTAAACCTGTAGGAATAAGAATAAGTAACGGTCAGCTTGATAATCAAGTAGATGAGGCAGGATTACCAAAGTTTAGAAAGCTAACTGAAGTAAGTGATTTTGGTATAACAGAAGATGCTATTGCTATGTCTGAACAAATAACTAGTGGAGATATCCAGTTTGGATATGGTACGGGCCCATTTGGTGTTGATCCTTTCTCTATAGATGATATGTTTACTAGAGATAAGACTGAAACACAAGGTATAGGTTATGCTGGTAAAATATACTTTATACCTAAACCTGAGGATACTCCTTCTGGTACTGCTACATTGCCTATTATGTTATCTGAGGAATTGCATAGAATATCTGGAGTAAACAATCCAGAGCAGGTTAAATTAGCCTTCAATGCGGACGGCACTCAAAATGTAGATGAGCAAGGAAAGCCTGTCGCTCCTTCTACTGCTGAGTTAATATTTAATATTATTACTGGTCAAACGTCAGTAAGAGGTTCTAATGCTAAGATAATTGATTCTTTCTTATTGTCTCTGTTAGCCAATAGTGGTTCCAATACATTTACTAATGGTTTAGAAGGAGTAGAAAGAATTAAATATAATTTCTTAGTAAGAAAGCAATTAGGTATATATACTGATGATAAAGGTAATAGATTCTTTGTTAATGGATACTATAGTGAAGATGCTACTGTATATACTCAAGAAGGTCCTAGAACCGAAAAGAGATTCAGTACACAATTTACTAACTTAGCTACTTTAACAGATTTTGAAAAGAGAAGAATAGTATTCTAGATTTCATAGAATATACACTGGAATACTGATAAGGATGTATTAATGTCTGAATTCCCTCAAGAATTTATAGACTTACTAGTGTCTATAGCTAATAGTTCTCCTAATCTAGTAAAAGACGAAAACAGTAGAATACCTATATTCTCTAAAGACTTAACATTTTCTTTAAAAGAAATAGGTTATACTTTTAAAGACGGTAAGGCTGTAAAGGTGTCTGATTCTCCTCTAGTAATTACATGGGCTATTAATAATGGAATATTAAAGACAGATTTAGGTGAACATGCATTTTATGCTCCATTTATATATGCAGATGATGCTACAATAAATAGAGAAGAATTATAGAAACAACAAGATAAACCTAAACCTACTGTTAATACTCAAGATAAAGTAATAGAAGATGTAAGCAAACCTTCTCAAGCTAAGACAGCTAGTGGTAAGAAAGTTGTAATTGCAGAAAGAGCTACTCCTGAGAATCTTGAGAAATATGGATTAAGTATACCAGATAATGGAATGAAAGAAAGTCAATACCTTAAATGGGGTATTGTTCTCAATCCTAAGACTGGTAAAAGAGAAGTTACTCTTACTCCAATTAAGTTCTTAGGTGGTCTTAAATCAACTATTAAAGGTAGAGGTAAGTTTAATGAAGATTCTGCTAAGAAATGGTTATTTGATAAGTTAGGTATAGATAGCGATCAGATATTAGTAACAGACCAAATGATTAAGTTTGGAGCTAATGAAGAGGCGTACGGTTTGTTCAGTGTAGTAATGGATGCACTTTCTAACGAATTAATACCTCGTATATCTTTATCTAGACAATCTGGTGCAGGTGTAGAATATCACGAAGCATTCCACTATGTAACTCAAATGCTATTGAGTGAACAATAGAGAACTAAGTTATATCAAGAATATTCTAAATCTAAAAGAAGTGCTAGAAATCTTACTCAAGATGAAGCAGAGGAAGCGCTTGCTGAAGAATTCCGTAATTACGCTAAGGATCAAAACGGTAAAGGTTTATTATATAATGTCATTAGAATCTTTAAGAAGATATATAATACCTTGTACTTCTGGAATTCTCACAGAAATATAATCAGAGCTTTTTTCAAGAGTATAAATGACGGTTAGTTTAAGGATTATAAAGCCTCTAAGCAAGCATTAGAAGATTTCTATAGCCGTAAACCAGAAGGTTTATCTTATTATATACCTGGTTTATCAAAGGAAGAAGAAGCTAAATTACCTCATATAACTGATCCAGATGTATTCTATCATGCTGTTAATTCTCTTACTAGTGGAGCGTTATCTATATTTAATATTAGAACCATAGAGGATGTTCATAATCTTAATACTTCTTTGTTATTTGACAGATTACAGTAGAATATAGACTTTGGTTGGATATCTGACGAATATGTAGATATTGCTCAGGATATAGTAAATAACAAAGATATATTTACTAGATATGTTCGTAAGAAGATAGAACAATTAGGAATTAGAGAAGTAGAAAAAGTAGATAATGAGGAAGAGTCTAGATTAAAAGTAGAGACTGGTGAACAATCTGAAAACAATTGGGATAAGAATCAAGGTGAAGTAAGTAAGAAAGATAACGCTAGCTTTAGAGCTAAACTGTTCTTCTACTCTATACCTAAGTATGAATACCAATTTGTTGAAGATGAAGAAACCGGCGTTATTACTAAAGAATTATTTCCTGTACATGATGATATGTTCCAACTTCCTGTAACTGAAGATTTCAATTTTGTATGGAATCAGATTATGGAGAACTTATGGGATATAGATAAGTATCAGGATATAATAGATAGAAGTGCTAATTTAGGTAATACTATTCCTTTCTTTAAATCTTTATATGATATTCTTACTTCGGAAGAAGCACCTATATCTGACAATACTAAAACTTAGTTAGAGATAACTATAAAGAGTTCTAAAGTACAGTTAGACACTATTACTACTAAACATCCTAAAGTAAATACAAGAGGTAAGTCTGAAGATGAAATAGCTAGTGAAATACAATCTAGCTTAAGTAAATTTAATTGGGTTGTAGAAGATAGTGATAATTTACGTAAAGTAGGTAGACTTCCTGCTAGATGGTCAGGTATGTTCTTCGCATCTGATGCTATAGACAGAACAGATAGTGGTAGACCCTTCATTAAACCAGAGTTTGCTAAATTCTTAAAAGACAGAAGAGGTAAATTAAGTTCTACTTTTAAAATAGTAAGTGATAGAATAAAGAAAGGTAAACCAGTAGATGATACTAAGATATAGGAAATAAAGGACACTTTATTGGATGTATTTAATGCTTTATCTATTCCTATGGATAACTTAGCATTAGATTATATGCTTAATAACTTCTATATTGGAACTACTGAATTTGATAAATTATATAATTTCTGGAAAGGCACTGGAGCTGGTAAAACAGAGAGATTTAATGAAGGTACTTTAGCTACTTTGATTAAATTAGCTGAAACTAAAGATATAGGTGTAAAATCTACATCAGGTGGTGGATACTCTAGAACTTTAGATAGAATGTTTACATTTGGTAGAAATTCTAATAGCTAGATAGCTGTGATGGCAATATCTTATGGTAAAGTACATCCTTCTCCTCAAGAATTTAGTGTTGTTGGAGCAGATGGTGCACTGATTTATCCTATTAGTGAGAATAACTACATGACAGATCAAATACGTAATATTAATCAAGATGCTAATGGTAAGAAACAATAGATATTAAGTACTCCATTCTCTGCACACAGTCTGATAGCTAATGCTAATAATACCAAATTTAAATTGCATACTTTCTTAGCACTGAATATAGATGAATCTAGTAGAGATTATTTCGGCATTACTCCTGTTGAGGATTATATTGCTAAGCTTACTCTTACTTTTAACGATAGAATGATATTACCTACTATGTCTGACAAAAAGACTTGGTATAGCATATCAGGTATCAAAATGGTAAAAGATATTCTTACTAGTAAATATATCGATATAGGAGACGCTAATTATGCAGCTATTATTGGAGAAGATTTAACAGCTGAAAATTCTACTTATGTAGGAGAAAGAAGATTTAGTCAAGGTACTCTTAATATATTCGCTAATTACTGGTTAGATGAGTTTAATGCTGTATGGGATTATTTCTAGAAAAAAGACTATATCGCGCAACATCCTACTTTAAGAGTAGACAATTACCACGGTAAGATTAAAAATGGTAAGATGGATCATACTGGAAATGGAGGTAGATTCAGATACTTTACTAGACTGAGACTTGGTGAAGATGTTTTAAATGTCAATCAAGAATTAGCAAGATTAGAACAATATGGTACTACAGAAGAGGTTCAGAAGTATTTAACAGATTTAAAAGTATTGTTGTTAGGTACATCTAAACCTAATTCTAAGGAAGTTATAGAACCTTCTGCTCCTATATTCTCTGCAATAAATCATTTGTTACTGCATGCTACTCAAAGAGAAATGCGAGCTCTTGTAAAGAGAGGTATACTTGGATATTCAAATGGCGAATACGTTAATAAGTTAATACCTAGTAATATATTCGATTACTATAAATCAGAACTAGATAGTTCAATGTATACATCTGAAGAATCTGGTCTTAAGAATCAAGATATATTATTCTCTGTAATTGGTTCTCATGTAGCTAATTAGGCTATTTCTATCATGGAAGTAGAGAAGTGTTTTACAGGAGATCCTGCTTATTATAAGTGGAAGAAGTCTAAATTTAAGACCGAACAAGGAGATTCTATTGATGTTATAACTGGTAAAGATGTTGATAAGATTAAACGTTTGTCTTCTGTATTATCTACTGGTACTAATCTTAGAACTATCTGGGATAATCCGGCTGAGAATGATACTAAAGTAACAGTAATGCATCTTGCTGATAATATGCTTGGTTCTGATTATTATGACGAATTAAAAAGTATATTCAGAAACTCTATTCTACGTGATTTATACAGCGAAGCTCATCCTAATTTAAGCGACAATGAAATTATAGAGGCTTTATCTACTAAACAGAAAGAAGATGCCTTCTATAATTCTCTTACTAAAAATTAGAAAGAGTTTGTAGATAGCTATACTAATGCTAGTGCTAGACCGTACGATTTCAGAAGAGACGATAAAGGAGATATCAAAGGTGGTAATATTAATCAATCTGATGCTGCTGTATATATTCGTCCTGCTATGTATAGACGTATTATGAAAGCGTTAGGACAATGGAGTGACGCTATCGAAGAAGCTTATCAAATAATGGAAGGAGAAGATGAGTCATGGATGAATAATCCGGAATTATATCAGAAGACTTTAGCTCTTGTAGTTAAACCTTTAAAGATGGTATATTTTGGAGACCATAGAGAGAACGATATAAATCTGAATGTTCCTGTATTCGATAAGATGGCTATATTCCCATTATTCAAAGTAATAGCTAAGGCTGATAATAAGGTTTTATATGACCGTATGAATAATGAGGAATTAGGAGTAATCGATATGGTTACTTTTGAATCTGCGGTTAAGGTTGGCGGTAGAACTAAATTTGAAGCTTACGAAGGTCCTAAAAACGAACACTTTAATGTTGAAGGTTTGAATAAAAAATCCTTCAATCTTACTAAGAAAGAAGGAGATTTACCTGTATTTGTTCAAGATATTCGTAATTTACGTTTACAGTTGAACACAGATCCACACGAACATATTGACCGTTCATTTGGTACTTAGGCTGTTAAAATATGTTTGGGTAATCTTATAGACGATCGAGTGTACGGTACTAATAAAGCCACTACTAAGACTGGTCAACAGATTAAGACTCAAACAATGGATGCTATCAATTAGTTATCTGATATAGGTTATAAGAGAATAATTAAGAGATTCTTCCATAAAGGCAAACTGAATAATAAGGCTTTATCAGACTATTTAGTTAGTTAGGCTGTTAGCTCTGGTATGTCTGATGAATTTGTTAAAGGTCTTACTCTTGATTAGGATGGTAATATACTTGTTCCGTTGGCAGCTCAGAGTAGTAGACAATGGATTGAAAGTAGAATTATATCATTTATAAATAAAGAAGTAGTAGATATTAATACTCCTGGTGGTTCTACTATTCAGATGTCTTCGTTTGGTTTAAAAGCAACTGATGCTAGAATGAAAGAATCATAGTTAAATGGCGCATTTAATGGTGGTAATAAACTTAGATTCCTGAATAAAGATGGAAGTATGGATGTTATTCTAAGTACTAACTTCTTTAGACATATAGTACCAAAAGAATATTAGACTTCTTATGGAACTATGAAGAAATGGTTAACTGACCATAATATAATTGGCACTAATTCTACTCCACAAGGTATTGGTTATCGTATCCCTACTCAGGGTTTGTCTTCTACTTTCTCATTTAAAGTAGTAGATGTACTTCCTGATAGATTCAGTGATACTATAGTAGTTCCGGATGAATTTACAGCTATGACTGGTTCTGACTTCGACGTTGATAAACTGTATATTGCTATGTTGAATTATGATACAGATGGAAATATAGTTCAATATACTAATGATAAAGTAAGCGAGCAAAGTCCTGAAGCATTGCAGAATATGATAATACAGAATTATCAATTAGTAGTATCAGATACTAAGAATATGGCTGAGACTAGAGCGTCTATTGATACTCTTACTGGTATGCTACAAGACGATGTATTACCGTTAATATCAAGTTCTAGTAAACAAGAAGCAGATCCTTTCTATGAATTATTGCCTTCGTTCTAGGAATCTAGAAAAGAAGAATATACTAGTGGTAAAGCTGGTATTGCTCCATTTGCTCTTAACTCTACTAATCATGTATTAACACAGTTAATGCATCTTAATATGATATACAGTCATAGTAATGTATATCAATTAGGAGATTTAGATGCTATTAAGGGTCAAGATGGATTTAGAATTCTTGACTGGTTATCTGCTATGATTAATGCTCATGTAGACGTTGCTAAAGACCCTTACATTATTGCTTTAAATGTTAATCAGGTTACTTATAATATGACTAACCTATTACTTAGAGGTGGTAAAGGTAAGAATACTTTCTATTTCTTAGCTCAACCTATATTAAAAGAGTTATCTAATAGAGTTATCAATAGTAAAGGAGTATATGGAGCTGAGAATCTATAGGAAAACTAGATAATTACTGGATTATACAATGTGTATGGTAAGTTACTTAAAGAAGCCATAGATGCTCTGCCAGAAGGCGAAAGTAAACAAAATTGGAAAGCTAAATATAATGGTTTAGCTGAAGAAATTGGGTACTCTGCATACCCTGGAATAAAGAGTGAAGTAATAGATAAGACACAGGTATTTGATGAATCTAGTCTTATATACGCTTTAAAGAATAGAAAGCAGGATAATTTACTATTCTTATATCAATAGATTATTGTATTGCACGCTTATAAAGAACTAAGTATGGATGCTAAAACACTTAGTGAATTAGTACATAGATCTCAGATTGATACTAAGAAATTTGGTAATAATCTTGCACTATAGTTAAACTTTGTGAATTCATACTAGACATTTATATATGATAATTCCGGAGTATTTGAAATAAAAGGTAAGGAAGTAGACAATGCTTTGAAATACTACTTTAGTAATACATTCTTAAGTAAGAAGTTATATAATGCTACTACTATAGCCAGAAAGATTCTTAAGAGTCAAACGTTCCCTGCAACTTGGACTTACTAGAATATATTTAATTCAGTAATGGGTAATATTGTAGGAGGAGATATCATCAAAGGTACAGACGGCAATGATTTAATATCCTATAAACACTAGGGTGATAAGAAGTTTGTTCAGAATATAAATAGAATGATTGATAGTATAATTAGAGCTAGAACTACTTCTAATACTGATTTCCTTAAAATGACGGATGATCAATTTAGAGGAATGTTTGTAGGTAAGAATACTATGTGTTCTAGATTAACTAAACTTAAAAGATATCTGTTACTTAATAAAGATGCTTTCCCACATCTTATTAATCAAGATGGTACTATAAAGAATGAATTATTAAATTATTTATAGGAATATCCAGCAGATGGCTTAGAAGGGTAGAATGTAGACAGAATTATTCTATCTGAATCATCAATGAACAATGACTATGATAGAGAGAATCAGTTAATATCTGCTTTCGCTCAATTACTTGAAGATACCGATGATATAGTTAGAGAATTTGCAGAAGATTTGGTTAAATATGCATATTATACTTCTTATGATGAAAGAGGAGTAAATGCGTTCTTCCATTTAGTTCCTATTCAATATAAGATTGATAATGGTTATGTATCTAATATTAAAGAAGTATTAGACCAATTTAAAAATGGAGGAGATATATCTGGATATAGTTCTATAGCTCAAACTGGGGATGATCCTCAATCTATGAGTTTTCCTTCTATTAGATTAACAATAGCTAGAAATATGTGGGATGATCCTAATATAGTTCCTAAATATAATATCAATCTTAAGCCTAATAGCAACGATCCTTTCCAACAACAATAGGAAGACCGTTCTAAGAGTAGTGATTATGATATTGTATTGTCTAAATCTAGAAGTAACATTGGAGGTAAAGCTATTACTATGTATGACAGTTTTGCTGTTCCTCACTATAGAACTAGAAGAGCGGAATTCATAACTGTAAATAATGGTTCTGGATATAATACTTCAATTCAATTATATCAATTAATTGGCGAAATAGCTTATGTAAATGATGAAGGTAAGAAGAGTAAAAGAGGAGCTAAACTAATCTATAAGAGAATACCTAAATTAGGTATTAAAGAAAATGGATTTAGAGTTAATGAATTTGCAAAAGGTGGTTTGGATATATCAGCTTTTGATTAGAATGCGTTTGATGAAAATGTATTAACTGATGATAGTGTTATAGCAGAAACTGCAATGTCTAGAGTTAAATTACCTAAATTAAAGGATGAAAGTAGATTTACTAAACAGTTTATACCTCTTAGTTCAGATAATATTTAGGTAAAAATAAACGGAACATAGAAGCAAATAGAAGGTGATGTATCTGATGCGCAAGTAGTAGATACTACCTTTAATATAGATCCGTTATCTGAAGATAATGTAGTATATGATGAAACAGATGTATCAGATTTTGTCAATGTTAGTTTAGAAGAATCATTTGATGGATCTGAAGCTATGGACATCATAAATGAATAGTTAGATATATTCTCTGATATGCAAGAACAATTCTCACAAGAAACAGAAGATCCTTTTGCTAATGTAGATACTTCTTCTATTGCAAATGAAGCTTTCAACATGGATGTTACTGAAGATGTGGTAGATATGACTTATCTCGCTGAAATGGGTAAGAAACGTAAAAAAGAATGTGAATAATTATGCAGTGTTTAATTTTAGATAATAAAGAAGTAAAGGCAGCAGTAGATGAACTTACTACAGTATTAGGTAGTAAAGACGCTGCATATTACGTAGTGTCTGAAAATAACGGCTATGCTATAGATCAGGCTCCCAATGGGGAGCCTTCTAAGCTGTTTTCAGACCTTTTGGGCCATTATAATGGCAATCGTGAACAAGCTATTAAGGCTAAAGTAAAAGTGTTTACAGATGAATTTAAAAATTGGTTTGGTGATTGGATAAACAACGTTGAAGGTTCGTCAAAGATAGTAGATGAAAATGGAGAGCCGCTGATTGTATATCATGGTACTAATGAAGATAACATAAATATATTTGACAGAAGTCAACAAACTGGAAATACATTGAAAGGTACTGGTACTGCTACATTAGGAAATTTTTTTACAGACGATAAACAAAAAGCAAACGGATTCGCTAATGCTGTCACATTTAGAAGAAAAAATGGTACTCCTACTTCTTACAGTGTATTTTTAAATATAAAAAATCCTATTGACTTTTAGACATTGCATGAGTTCCGACAATGGTCTAAGGAAGAAGGATATTATGATGAAGATGGAGATTTTATTAGTACTAAAATTATCCCTCAAGAAAACGACGGAATTTTAATTGAAAGAACAAATCAATCCGATACTTCAAAAGAGTTTGTAGCCATTAATTCAAATCAAATAAAATCAGTAGATAACCAAGGTACTTTTTCCACTTAGGATAATAATATACACAGAAACGAAACTAACGCATCTGCTACATTCTTTTCAAATATAGGTGATATTACTGGCACTTGGTCAGATGGTTCTCCTCATATGAGTACTACATCAGGACAAGTAGTTGAACGCTTAAAACAGTATATACCAAAAGATTCTATAGCATACTAGATACTTGATTTATTCTCTGATACTGATGTATATATTGGTATAACAGAGGAAGGAGATCAATTAGCTAATGGGGATTACATGTGGTATAGTAGTAATACTCACACTATATGGATTAGTAAAGAGATATTTGAAGAAACAGATATGGAGTACAATGCAAAAAGTATTGTACATGAAATGGTTCATGCATTTACTTCAAGATCTTTTGAAAATGTTAAAAATGGTGAGGGCACTGACTTAGAAATTAAAGTATACAATAAAGTAAAAGACTTATTAGAATTCAATAGAAAACTATACTAGGAAATACATGCTGAAAAAGGTAAGTGGACTGGTGCATTATATGGTTTAAAAGATGAACATGAATTTATAGCCGAATTTCTTACTAATGAAGAATTTGTAAATAATATAATAGATGATGCTAGATAGAAAGGATTATTTGAAGAAGTGATAAGTAAGATAAGGGAAGTATGGTCTGCAATCATTGATTTACTTACCGGAAAATAGCATGTAAAAAATACAGAAAGTACTAGAGATATATTAATGAAATTATTATCTTTCAATTTAGAAGATAATAATGAATCTGCTAACGTTAGATTTGAAAAGTCATTAAACAATAAAGTTAAACAGCTTGAAACAAACATACATGAAGCAGAGAAGTATAACTTTGATACTAAAGAAGAGTTAGATAAGAGATTATCTGATATAAGATAGAACTTACTATCTGGTTTACAATCTAGATTACGTAGTATAGATATTACTGATATATCTAAAAGAACGGAAGTAATAGAGAACATTAAGTATCAAATTGCTAATCTATAGAATGCTGCTATAAGCGATTTTGATGTTATAGCTTCTTTTATTACAGACTTAAAATTAGATGTTAGAGATGTAGGTAACAGAGTAGTAGAAGCTTATAAAGGTTAGGCTGATGCTCTAACAGACGAAGAACTCGTAGCATTAAATAAGAACTATTTTGCTTTTTACTGTGAGTAGGCTAAAGATATATATAATTCTTTAGTAAATATGAATACTTATAAATAGATTGTAGGAGAAGCAAATTATAATAAATTAATGACAGAACTACAATTATGTAAGAGTATTTTAGATTAGAGCTATGATGCTGTTAAGCGTATGCAAGTAGTTAATGCTTAGAGAATCATGTTAAAGGAAGGTATAAAGGTAAATAGTCCTACTATATATAACTATATATCTGAAAATACTAGAAAAACAGATTTTGATATTAGCTATATTACTAGAGTGTTAGGTTCTGGAGATAGAATCAATGATGAAGCTATTAAGAGTTTGTTTAATATACTATAGAATACTGAAAATAGTATAAATGAAGTAGTGTTTCAAAAAGCTAATGAACTAAACAAACTATTAAAGGTAGCGGGAAATAGAAATTAGAAGTTATTATTTGAAGTAGATGAGAATGGTAATACTACCGGTTATATAATTAGAGATTTGAACTATGGTAGATTTTATAAAGATTTAAAATAGTTTAAAGAATAGTTATAGAAAGAATTTGGTGTAGACCATCAGACTCTTCAATTACCTGAAAATATAGCTACTAGAACAGAGTATAATAAAAGACTTAATAAATGGTTATCAGAGCACTGTGAACGTAAATATACTAATGAATTCTACGATTTAATGAATTCTCTTAGCCCTGAAGCTGCTTCAGCAAGAGAGATGATAATGTCTAAGATAAGAACCTTATCTAATAAGTATAGAGATAATAATGGAGTAATTCATTATGAATCAATGACAGATGAGGAATGGAATACTTTACAACAGTACGAATTAGATAAAAAGGAGTTAGCTAGTATTTACGATATATATGGTAACGAAAAGCCAGAAGGTTCTGTAGAAAGAAGAATAGCTGATGAACTTACTGAACTAAATAATAAATTATCAAAGAATCTTAATAAGAACTATAATCAATAGAAATTCTAGGAATTAATTGAAGAAAAAAGAAACAGTCTAAGTAAGCATGAATTTAAAAAATGGATGGATCGTAATACTAGAGTAGTATATACTGAAGAGTTTTACGAACAATTAGCTAACTTAGATAGAGCTGATTATGGCGAAGCATATGCTGAATATAATAGATAGAAGAGAGCTATCTTAAATATGTTTAGAGATAACCGCACTGGTGAAGTAAACCCTAAACTAATGCCTAATTCTACTAAGAGATTGCTAGATTAGTTAGAGATTAAGATGAATAATATAAGAAAGTCATCTAAAAAAAAGAGATCAAAGACTGAGTTTAGTAAGATAGCTAGAGTAGTAGCTACTGAAGCTTATAAGAGAGATGAAGCAGCAGCACTGGCAAAAGACCAAGAAGTTCCTGGTAGTTCAGAGGTATTCTATTTAACGAATACTTATAACACATCTACTGGAACTGCTCCTAAATCTTGGTATACAAAGATTGCTCCTAAAGATAGTAAGTATATACAGGTTATTCCTTCTTCTAATTTATCTGAATTATCTTCAGAGTCTCCGTTTGTTAATAAGAACTACAAATAGGATAATGACGAGTATTATCAGCCTAAGAGATCAATATATGATAATAGCAAAGCATATAATGAAGTAATGTCTAATAAAGCATTATCTGAGCTTAGAAAAGCTTTAATAGACACAATGGAGGAATCTAATAGTAAATTAAATAATCTAGAGTATTTAAACAAGTATAGATTACCTCAAATATCAGGTAGTTTGTATAAACATCTTAAAGCATCAGGATTTAATCCATTTGCTGCTGTAGGTAACTATTTATTAGATGCTGCTACTGTAAAGAATGATGATGTTGGTATAAATAAAAAGGTTTTAACGTCTCCTGATGGTACTTCTTTAGCTCTTATTCCTCAATACTTTACTAAACAGCTAGACGATCCAGCTACTATATCAGCAGATATGGTAGGTTCTGTTATTCAGTATTTTAAAATGGCAGAAAACTTCAAACAGAAGAATGAAGTGAAAGGTGAGGTAGAAAATATAAAGTCATTTTTATCATAGAGAAAGTATACTGGTACTAGTACTATAGGTTCTATTAAGAGAATATTTACTGGTAAACAAGAACCTAAACTTGGAACTGATACTAATATATATAAGTTTGCAGAAAAGTTTATTAACATGAATCTATATGATGTTAAGACTAATGCTTTATCTATATCTATTAAAGACAGAGAGATAAGTATAACCAAACTGTTAAAAACTATTACTGGTTATGGTACATTACGAAATCTTGGTTTAAACTTTGCTTGTGCGTTTACTGGTTTCTTTACTGCTGCTCATGCTCATCTTGTCAATTCTTTGACCGGTAGATATTATACTTTTGGTAATGCAGTAAGCGCATTTAAAGATATAGTATTCGATTTATTTAAACACGGTTTAAGTGTTGGTAGTAGAACATATAAGAGCGAATAGATGGCTTATATGGATTACTTTTAGGTTGGTTCTACTATGGATAGTTTGTTTACTAATACTAATAGACCTAAATTTATAAATGTCATTTAGAAGTAGTGGGCTTTTGGATTATACTCAGTATCTGATTATTTTATAAAAGGTCAAATACTAAATAGTGTAATGTACGATTATAAATACATTGATGGACAATTCATGCATCACGAAATGTTTTATAATAAATATGGTAGAACAGATGAAACCTAGTAGAGATGGAAGAAAGCTAAATCATTTAAAGCTTTAACTAAGTTTAGTGCTGGCAAAATAGTTGCTATTTCTCCAGAATATCAACAAGCTGTAGATAAAGCTAAGTTTACTATCGGTAATGCTGCCAGATAGTTAGCCGGTTCTGCAGATGGTCAATTAAGTCCTTTACAGAAAGCTCAAATGAGTGCTAATGTATTTGGTGCAATGTGTATGATGCATAGACAATATATCCCTATTATTCTTCAATAGAGTTTTACTATGGATAGACAATGGGATTATCAAACTCAAAGAGAAGTAGAAGCTATACTTAAAACTCCACTTAGAGTATTTGCTCAAACTTGGAAAGACAAATCAGGAGCTGACCTTCTTACTACTGTTTTAAAATAGACTTTTCTTAATAAAGGTTTTTCAAGTGAGTTAGATAGAACTAACATTAAGAAGTTGAAGATAGAAGCAGCATTGTGCATGTGTTTATATCCTTTAATAAGGAATATTCTAAAAGAAGAGGCAGATAAGGATAAGAGGAATATACTTCTTAACTTATTTGCTTATGTAATGGCTAGAACTGCTTTTGAAACTACTGCTCCGTATAACCTAGTAGATATATATAGCACTATTAAAACACCTACCCCGCTATACTCATTATTGGATAACGTTGGGTCTGTAATTTCTTATCCTTACGATTTGATATTATCAAATATAAGAGGAGAAAAAAGTAAATAGGGTAAAATGATAACTAGAGGTGCTTATAGAGGAAAAACTCAATTAGAAAGAAATATATGGAAAATAACTCCATTCAAAAATCTAATTGAATTAAATGATATTCCAAGTAAGCGTAGATATTATGATACTTAGATTACTGGTGATTAAAAAATTAAAGGCAAGCTTTTCACAAAGCCTGCCTTTTTTGTGTAGAGTAATTCTTAAAATATAGTATCATAAAATGAACTATCTAGATAATCTTTCCAAAGTATTGCCATACTTAATATAAATTCTTTAGTACAAAATTGTGTACCATTAGTTTGCATTATACTGAAATCAGCTTTTTGGTCATTAGTTTTTAACCTAAATCTATAGCAAACTATATCATCTTTTATTATATCATTATAGAAAAATTCATTCTCCTGAATTCTTCTTACTATATAATACTTAGGATATGTTTTATATTGAAGTATTAAAAACTCTTTATCTATAGTAATGTCTATAAATAAATCTGAAGTAAATACTATTGGATTTATTTTAAATAGGGTTGCATAATAACGCAACCCTTTGTTGTATTTATTAAAGTTCAACTTCTTCATTGCAAACTATGTTTTCATCTACTTCAAATACTTCTTCGCATGAATCCATAGCTATTGCAATTAAAAAATCATTTAATGTCTTAGGTTCTAAGTTCTTCAATTCCATCATTTTCGTAATATTTACGAGTATGTTCCCAATTACCGGAATTGATATGATATGATATTTCTGTTAATGTTTTTGCAATAATATTTTTTCGATTGAGTAACTCCTCTTCGTTAAACATATTAAATACTCTAACTTCATTATTACCATTTGTTTGTACTGCAATAATATAAGCCTCTAAATCATAATCATCAGGATTTAAATTTAGCTCTTCTATCATATACCAAGTAATAGCACAAAGGTAAAAAGCTATCTGTCTGTAGTAATCAAATGTTTCTACAGAATGAGCAAAATTATAGACATCACTCGTTGTCTTTAGGTCTATCAGAATAATTTTCTTATTAACGTGGTCAAACATTACTCTATCTAATAAAGATTTACACTTTATTCCATAAAGTTCCCAATTAATATGAAATTCATTGTGACAGGTATATGTAGTAGGAACATCGTACAGCAATCTATTAGCTGCAATATGATCCTCAATATTTTTCTTTATAGTTTCTAGCATGTGTAAATCTGCAAATGATATTACTTTCTTTGTACTTCCTATTTGCAGATATTTAATATAGCTATCATATTTATCTACGATACCTCTAGCCTCACTTATTTGTTGAGCTGCTCCTTTATTATTACTATAAGCAGATCTATAAGACTTTAATAGAAGAGATACTTCGTTTTCTAAAGGATCAGTTAGTTTTAACTGAGAATATCTCTCACATAAATCTTTCTGCTGTTTTACCTTAGGTATTTCAAAGTCTAATATTTCATAGTCTTTCCAGAATTCTTCTGGTTGAAGTATATATTCATGTATCATAGTACCTCTTTCTAACTGAGGTAATTCTAGTCCCTTTTCCTTACCGTCTAGCATATCTCGTAAGTACTTAGGGCCCTTTTTTAGAAACCAACCAATAGCACTATTACTGATACGAGATGTATCAGAGTAATACTCTTTATCTATTATCATTTTATTCATAATATCTCCATTTAAAACCATTAACATGGTTTCTTTCTCCAATACAACATTTCATTATATTAGAAGAGTGCGTATTAAAATTATTAGCAGCTTCTATAATACTATCCCAACGTTTAATTTCATTCATGTCTAAATCATATTGAATTACTTTACGTGTAGTATTATCCTTATTCCTTCTAAGATGTATGTCTTTATATGTATTATTATACTCATAATTACACCATTCAAGATTACTTACATTATTATTATGTTTATTTTCATCTTTATGATTTACACATTTTAAATTAAAAGGATTAGGTAAGAATGTTTCTGCTACTAATCTATGAACTAGTAAAGTTTTATTTTTTCCTTTATTAGCTAATACCACATACTCATAGCCTGCTGTAGTAATACTCGTTTTACGAATCTTCTCTTTTATTAATTGTTTTGATCCATTTTTACTACACACATAACGTTGTAGTGATTTAATTTTTCCTGTATTACTAATTTGATATAGAGATTCATAACCTTTTATATCTTTCCAAATTTCCATTATATAATTTATATTAGTTATATATTATATAACGTAATCTTCATAATAAAGTTTCTTTTTTCAAATCATTTTAATTATTATTTTGATCATTTTCTTCTTCTATTTCTAAGTTAGTATCCCAAGGAATTTCATCTTCTGCAATTATATCTTCTAATTGCGTTTTATAAAACTCCTTTTGCATATTAAAGAATTCCTTTATCTCTTCTAAAGATAAAGGTTTTTCTCCTTTTAATTTATAGAAAGGTTCAATTAATAAAGATAGAGAATCTAAAAAACTTATCTTTTCTTGCTCTTTCATTATATCTATTATTACGGGTTTAAAATTCTTTTTAACATTATAATTATCGTCTAATAATGAACAATTATAATATCCTACCTCTCGTAAATCTCTTCCATCATGCCAGTGTCCATACAGATGAGCTAACTTAGGTCTTGGAGCATTACTTAATAATCCATTTTTAAATGGATTATCATGAGTAAGTAATATATCTATATCTTGAGGTATTTTGTTATAATGGCTTATTATTTCTCCTGTTTGGTTTTCTTCTCCAGTATCAGGATCTATTTCTCCTGGCATTATACCTTTATCTTCAAATGCCCATCTTCCTTCTTGGAACATTATCGGATTGATATAGGGACAACCATAAAACTTTATACCTTCATACTCATATTGTTCATTTATTAATATAACTAATTTGTCATCAGTTCTTGCTGATAAATCCTGTTTTAATTCATCATAATAACCCTTATTATAAGCATCTTCTAAAAAGAAATCGTGATTACCTGGAGTAATTATTACTTTCTTACAAGGTAATCTATTTACCCATTTAGTAAATCTAGTATACCACCAATGTCGTGATGCATCTATAGACCTTTGATCATTTAAATTAATTATATCTCCGGTGATACATAATACATCACATTTAGGTATATCTCTAAATTGTCCATGTATATCGCTTAATCCACATATTTTCATAGTATAGTAAAGGCTAGCATTTCTGCTAGCCTATTTTTTAGTTTAAAAACGTATTAGCTACTAATTGTAACCATCCGTCTTCATCATTATATTCAGTATTATTACCGTCTTCATCATCTTCATCTTCATCCTCTTCAGATTCATATCCTTCAGGTTCCTCATTAACACTTAGTTCAGAATCTGAACTAATATTCATGTCTTTAAGAAGATGTTCGTTAGATAATCCAGGGAACATTAACTTTTCATCGATAAACGATAAAATATTATCAATAGATAATAAATTAAAGTTATTTACAATGAATGTGTAGGTAGATTCTATTTCATCTTCAGCAATGCCCTTATCCTTAAGAATCTCTTTCAGGAATCGAGCATTATCATTTGTTTCAAAATGACGAGTATAACGTACACGAGAACAACGATCTTTAAGATATTCGTTAACTCGATCTCCGTTGTTACATGTAAATAATACTAATTTCTTAGCATTTGTCTGTACTCCGTCAAGCCAACCTAATAGGTCTTCTGTATCCCAATGTTTATCTACCTCATCGAAAATAACCGCTACGGGAGTAGTAAACTTACGGAAGAAATCATTAATCTGACTAGTAGGGAAATCTTCATCTACTACAATGACTGGCAAATTAGAATTTTTAGCAATTACTTTTGCCATAACTGTTTTACCAGTACCTTTAACACCACTAAGCATAACGCCAGTGGACAGCTTTGATGTCTTTTCAAAGTAAGTATTTACTCGTTTAATGAAAATGTCATCATCCTTTGTAGTATATACTTTTTTTGGTAAATTTAAAGATCCATCTTCTTCAAAATATGAACCGACTCCGTATCGTTCATACTTAAGATTATAAACTTTTCCATTTATTAAATCATAATCAAAACCATTAGGTTTATTAAGGATCTTATTATCTGCTTTTATAAATTCTGACATAATCTGTTATTTTTTAGTTTTTAATTCATCGATCATAGAATCGACTTGTTTTTGGTTACGAACTAAGTATAACTTATAATTCGCTCTACTCTTCATAAGAGTATATTTAAAAATCTTCCAGCGTAATGGAAATGAATCACCCATTAGTCCTTTACATTCAATTATGAAATTTTTACCAACAAAATCAGGTAAGTAAGTCATAGCTCTTACCTTTTCTCCATTGTATTCAAACTTAGGTATAAGTTCAAAATGTATTGCTTCATATTGTGCTGGAATATTAGCTTCTTTTAGCTTTTTATATGTATAAGTTTCAAGTTTACTACGAAATTTAATTCCATCATATTCATTTGGAGTTGCATTTCGTACTTTCTTCTAACCTTTTTTCTTTGTTAATCGTTTCATTTAACCACTTTTTAACTTCATCAAATCCATTTAATTTAACTGCATCGGATATATCTTTTGCATTAAACTTCTTATGGACAAACATTGCTTCTAAGCCATGTTTAAGGCTTAATTTACGACTATTTTTTGCTCCAGCTGTATCTCTATCAAATAGTATTATAATATGCTTAAAACGTCTCTTAAGCTGTTCTAATATATCTAATGGAATAAATGTACTTTCTGAAGAAGGCGATATTGCCGTATAACCCATTTCGTAAAGACACATTACATCTTTCATACTCTTAGTAATAAAGAGTATATCACCTTTTTTAGGTAATTGAGCATAACCTTGTATATCATACTCTGTAAGATTGTTTCTCCATTTAGTATATTTATCTGCTAATGGCCTATATATCTTAAAGTTATTATATACTTTATAAGCATACATAGGATTTTCAGGTTTATAAATACCTTTAACTATACCATTACACAAATAATACTTAATACTATTAACGTTATATTTCTTTAATGTTTCCTTTGAAATATGAAACTGAGACCAGTAATTGATGTCTGTTAGAGTAAAGTTTTGTCTTACTACACCAATTACAGTCTCAGAAGAAGGTATATATTGCTTAGAGCTATCGAGCTTAGTTGAAGTAGTAATATTTAACTTATCTACTATATCTTGTAGTATATCATTATAATTTGTTAAACCTGTGTATAATGATACAAATTTAACTATATTACCACATTCTCCTGTTCCATGATCTTTGAACAAAAGTTGTTTTGTACGCTTACTATAGTATATTCCAAAAGAAGGATTCTTATCCTTACGGAATGGACTATTATAAATAGCGCCTACTTTAAATTGTCCAAGATAGTGAGTATATATATCATACTCCGTTACTTTAGATAAGATATAATCTAAAGTAATATTAGTAGGGGTTTTAACCCTTCTTTTGTCATACATAATATATGATTTTTATTGTGGAATGTGTGGGAATCGAACCCACTACATTAGTATCTTTCCTTTTCTAAAGAACATTCCGTATATCCTATAGGCTCTCACACTATAGGATAAAATTTGTTATTGTTTGTTAATATAATAAATTATTTTTTACAGTTCTATGTTTGCATAGATTAACTAAAAAAAAAGAAAACCCTTGGTTCTATATTCAAGAGCGACTTGACCATCAACTCAGGCTCGAATTCTCATATAGTTAAGCAGAGAACAACAAAATTCTTTAAAAATATTAAAGACTATAATTTTCCCTAAACTGTCAAGATAAATATGTATCATAGGACTTACACCTATCATTCATTACATCTCATCATTATACTTTAGGAATAGTATAATAGCTCTTTATGGCTTAACGTTTCTAATCTACCTTGAATAATTCTTCAATTTGTTTCAATTTTGCATCAGCAGATTCTTTAGATAAACACTGACCATGATTAATTACTATATTTTCTTTTGTTTGCTCTATATTAAGTGGTATAGCATGCCCCATTCCCCAGCCATTTTTGTAATGACCTTTTTGATGAGCAAACATATAATAACGAAAAAACCAAGGACTAATACCATTTAATATTAATCCTTTATTCATAGAATCTTCATGTTTCTTTAAACATACACGTACTTCATATATTACACCTGTTTCTTCTCTCCAGCTACCATAAGCATCTCTAGTAGAATCACAGGCATATATTGCAACTCTATATCCTATATTTTCAAGCATATCTACAATTTGTATAGCTGTATAGGCTTTATTAAGCATTTCTTTATAACCTATGTTGCAATTTTCAGATATTACTACATATACGTTTATAAGACGTCCACTTCCTATTCCATGAGTTTTTACTCGTTTTCTCATTGCTGGAAAACCTTCAAGTAATCTATCATAATTCATGTCATCTCCATCAAACTCGTCATAAGTATAACTACGTTTAGAACCTCCTAAATCAACATTTAATTCTATTTCTTTAAGACCATCTAAACCTTTAAGATAGCAATACTTACTCTTTTGTATATCATCTATAGATAATCCTCTAAAATCTTTTTCTTCAGTTTTTAAATGAGTGTTAAGATCATTAGAATTTCCTTCTGGAGTAGGAGTAATTGCATCATTGTAAAAATCTGTAATGCTATCATAATTATATAATAATTCTTTCATAACTAACTAGATTTTTTTTTTTTCGTAGGAGTTTCATCACTAGACTCCAACCATTGTTCTAATGTCTTTCTCTCATTTTCAGACCAATTTATAATTAGTCTTTGTTTCCAATCCATAAAGTGATTATACTTAAGAGTATGACCAGCTTGAACCATACGAGTAGATATTACCTTACGTAAATTTGTTTCTTTAGCAAATCTACGTAAAGTATTTATATAATCTACTACTTCAGAATCATACTGACTTTCATACTTAGCAGAATACGTAACTTCTACAATACCGCCAATAAAACGGTCTATAGTAGACGCATCTAATTGGTTATTTGCCACATATTGACGATCACACCCAAACCCAAATGTATTACTTGTGGCAATAATAATACAGTTCGGATGTCGATGAACTAAGCCCGTAGTAGTCTCAATTTCATCATTTGCTAACGCTGCATTAAGAATTTGCGCAACTGCTGGATCTAATGCCGTTATCTCGTCAATCAATATAATAGATGGTTTCGCATAATACTCTCCAAATCGAGTAGATTCACGCGTCGGATACTTATAACCAATAAACTCGGTAGCTGATGTCCCTATACCACAGCTAATACATAGATATGGAATTTCCATCTCTTCTGCTATATTTCTAGCCATAGTACTCTTACCGCAACCGGCAGGACCAACCATCCATATATTCTTTATGCCAGCTTTGACAGTTCTACGTAACTTCTCTTCTGGCTCTAGGTCAGTAAAATTGAATCCTAAACTTTTACTTTCCTCTAGATACTTTAGTCTTTCTGCTTCTTTTAGGTCTCTTTCATAAGTATCTAATAAATTATTTATTTCTTGTTCTTTAAGTTTCTTACTTAAACTATTAATAATTTTAATACCTGTAAGAGAGGTTTTATATTCATTACCAAGATAGTCGACGAAAGTAAATTTACCATAGGAATCTTTAAGCATATAAAGATCCTTTCGTTGATTCAATCTTTTTTTCTTACCATTTTCTTTAATCGTAGTAGAAATGGCAGCATAGATTACATCCCCTTCTTTAAGCTCGTCACGCTTTTTATCTACATTGATATTTTCAATCGTGTAGTTAGGATCTACTGTATCTATGTCTTTATTAAAGAAATGTTTGTTTATGAATTTTGATAAACGCATTTTAAATTGATTTTTAATTAGACATAAAATAAACGAGAGTGCTTTCGTTAGACTCTACTCACACTCTCGTATCGCTATATTAGCCTAGCG